CACTGGCATCCAGCGCGTGAGCATTGCCACGGCGCACTCTCGCAGCGTCACGTCGTCGGCCATCACTCCCCCTTCTCCGGCGGCTTGGGGTACTCAACAAGCATATAATGAGTTACGCCCTTGAACGGATAACCAGTGGATGGGTCTGTCCAGTCTGGGCCATCAATGGTGAAGAATACTTGAGCGATCATGATGCAAGACACCCATTCCTCATAATCATTCTGCCCGCCGACGATATTCGCAAAGCACCAATCGCCATCCTTCACGAATCGCGTCTCGTTAACGGGATGCCAGATAACCATCACTCCTCCTTGCGCACCCACGCGAACCAGGCCCACGGGTTGGCCGCAAACGGGTACTTCGGCCAGCGGCAGTCCCAGTAGTTTCTGAATGCCTCACTGGGCGTGAATCCCACCTGCTGCCATGACAAGCCGTTACGTGGTCTAACCCCCGTGGAGAGTGCCTCTTCCTCGCTAATCTCCCATATTCGCATGATGCCATGCCTCTCAACCACGCGCCGCCAGCGGACGGCCCAGCGGGGCATACGAGAGGCGGGACGCCAACGCGGGCCGTCAGGCTCGTCATCGGGCCAATCGCCAGGACGGGTGTTTCTTGTGTTGGCACGGTACTCGACGGCGCATTCGTCATCACGTATCGGGCGGCCCAACTCCCGGTGTTCCTCGTCATAGATGCGCCCATCATCGCAGTTCTCGGGCCAGAGGAACGAGAACGCCTCCTTGCCCAGCAGCACGTCGCCGGGCACGCCGAGGGAACCATGCAGCTTATAGGTATTCAGAATGTCAGGCGGGCGATTATCGCAGATGATCCAAACACCGTTGCTGTCCTGGTACGGTCCCTCAAAGTCCTCTGGTGGCTGCGGCCTCACCGGCCTGACGATCAGGCGCAACCGCCCCTCGTTGGCGGCATGGGCCTCGATGTCATTGAGGAAGGTGATATGTTCGGTCATTGTCAGCTCCAGTTTTCCTCGGGCGCATCCGCGCCCATGGTCCACGAGGTTACGAGAATATGCCCAAGTGCGTCAGTGATATCTGACCAGACGTGAATCTCACCGACAATGAAACGCCCCAACGTCTCAACGCCAGTGGCCATGATCAGACCACACCGCAGCGGCGAGCGGTAGCCGTTTGGGGCATAGAGTGAACGGTTGCCTTGACCGACGCTCATTGTCGCGGTCAGCGCGAGTCCCGCATTGTAGCGCGCACGCATATTGGGATCGGCCAACATATCGTGGGCATGTTTGATCTTGATGAATTGCTCATGCGCGTCCGACTCGTGGCACCGATCAGGATGCCACTGGAGGGAGAGCCGCCGGTACGCCTGCCTGATCTCCAGCGGGGTAGCGGACTGTTTCAGGGCCAAGACGCCGTACAGCGTCGGTTCCTCATCGGGACGGGTCTCGATGTTGAACCACGCCTTGAGTATTTCCTCAGGAAAGATCACACCCCACTCCCCGCCAATCCACCCAAACGCCGTCCGGCTGCCATCGCCACGGTTTTTCGTGGCCCCAATGTATCGCACGTCCAACACCCGCGTCTCGGGGCGCGCGACGGTCGAGGCGCCACTGGGCACTGTCAGCACCACGCCGAGATACTGCTCCGCGATCGCGGCCAAGACCGCGCCATGAGCGGGGGCAACCAACCACACTTTACGCGCCGGATCCCACTTGCGGTCGCTGGCCGGCACTGCGGCCTTAAGCGCCGCCACGAGGCCAGGGTTGTAGGGCGTGCGGTAAACCAGGGTGCCGTTTTCGATGGTGATTGATGATCTCATAGCAGGGCACGATCCCAGACCACATCGGGCTCTTCCAACTGCAACACGTGCCAGAACTGCCCATGCGTCAGTTGCCGCCCATCCGCCCACAGCCACCAGTGGCCGGCGCAATGGGGGCATGGCCGCGACTTCCAGCAGCTCCGCCTCTCGTCGCCATCGCACTCGGGGCAGATCACCAAGCCATAGGCCGGGCAGGCGCGTTCCAGGCTGTAGCGGTGGGCGTGCTCGTGGTGCTCGCGCATCTGCTGGTCGCGCCTCTCCTGGCCCCGTTTCACCTCCTCGCGCCGCTGGAGGGGATGGTCAAATAGCCCAAGCTGCTCGACATCGCTCATGTTACCCTACCTTGATCATGCCCGACTCGCTCTGCTTCCGCCGCCGGGCGCACTCACGCGCTTTGTTCAGCCGCTTGCCGCGGTATTTGGCGCCGCTCTTGTATCGGCGCCGCTTGCCAATGGTGGCACGGATGCCGCCCCGACTGGGGAAGCGCCGCACTTGGTCTTCGTAGCCGAGTAACTGCTTGATGCGCTGAAAGATGTCGGGCATGATGCCTCCTTGCTGCCATTCACAGATCGGGGCCTCCCAGGGGGAGCCGAGAGGCCCCTGGTTACGATGGGCGCCACCCGGGCGCCCGGGGTTAGTTGGTCACATGAGAAGCCTCCTCGAGGGCTGGCACCGTTTTCCCTCCTCACGATTCGCCATCACGTAACCACTCACACAGCGCGATAACCGCACCGAATGGCAAGTAGTTGGAGGAAATCTCCACACTATCCGAGTAGGGCGACAGGCAGAACGTCAGGTGCGTGCCGTCCGGCCCCTGCGCATAGAGCGTCGTCCCGTGCGTGGTGTCGCCCCCGGCCTGCGTAGCTGGCAGAATGGCCCGGATTTGCTCCACACGGGCGGCAACGCGCGCGGCGCCCCTCTGCCTCTCCTCGGTCTCCTGCCGACACTGTTCCACAGCCAGTTGCAGGTTTCCGAGGACGCGCCGCGTGATGTCTCGCGCGAGGGTTGCCGCCGGGCGGCTCATAGAGAGGGTGATTGTCGGCGTGCTGGTGGAGCCCTCCAGCCTTGGGCTATCGGCGGGCCTTACGACAACCCCAAATACTTGCATTCTTCCCTTGTCGTCGTGGACCTGCAGGTATAGCGCGCGATCCCCATGCACGTGGTGGAGTATGGCGCGATAGCACCGGGCACGATCCTGCAGTTCTCCTGATTCCGCGAGGGACCAGTCCGCACCTAGAGCCCTTGCGAGGCTCAGAGCAACGTCCTTGAGCGACGCTTCCTGTGTCATGTTTGGCCCTCCCCCTCATGCCCATCGAACATCATCGCAATGCCGATGAATCCCCGCAGGCCCGCGGGGTATGGTGAATCCCCTTGTCGCTCGACGTCGCCGATTACCGTCGCGCCCTCCCCAAAGCCCTCCACCCCGGTCACACGCAACGCCATGGGGACGCCTTTCTCTCGCTGCCGACTAATGCTAACGGTCTTGAAAATCAGGTCGCCGACTTTAATCTGTTGGCCTTGCATGGTGTCTCCCTCTATGAGAACCGAGAGCCGGCCAGCCCCGCATCTTTTAGATTAGAAACCGACCGGCTCTCGGCGCCGTCACCGCCCGCCTAATCAGGGACTGCCCCGATCCGCGGTTGCAGCGCGTCGCGGGCGGGAATGGCCTATTCGTACATCTGCTCCGCGCCTCGCGTCGCTGGGCCTCGCTTTTGCTGTGCTTGGCGGTGCGTTGCTCTTGCCGCGCCGCGCGCTACCAGGCTTCGCCGCGCTCTTGCTGTGCTGCGCTTGGCACAACCCCGCGCGGCAACGCGCTTCTGTGCGCTGCTTTTGCCCTGCCCTGCCTTGCGGGGCTGTGCAGCAGCCTTGCCATACGTGCTAGTGCCCTGCCTTGCTATACTCGGCTCAACTCATAGGCGAACCGGCCATAACTCCCATTTCGCCACTGACCGAGACCACGGAGCGCGCCGTACTCCAGCCACTCACGCAGCAGGGTTTCCGTTACCTGTCCGAGGATCAGCAGATTAAACGCGATGCTTGCCCCCTCCGGGATCATCTCGGAACGGGCCAGAGCGACGCGCTCGCCTTGAGCGGTCTGCGCACGTAGAGGACGTTCCAAGATGGCAATGGCGCCCCCATTCATACTGATGGGGATTCGCCGCGGCGTCACGAACACCAGGCCATCAATGATCTTCCTGTAAGCGCGCACCTTAGAGCTGCTCGACTCAGATGCCCGCGCCAACATGCCGCAGGCGTCTTTGAAGAATCCTTTGAGCATGTAGTCATAGAGGATCGGAGAGCCATCATCGATGCGGTGAAAGCCGGTGGTGCCTTTCTCTGTCAATTCCTCGACACTCTCCAGCTCGTCACTGGTAACGCTGCCTTCGGGGGCCTTGGTAGCGATGTAGTCGCCGTACAATTCCTTGTTGAGAGGCGCCGTGCCCAGCAGTGGTTCTGTGAAGGTCAGGGTAACGTGATACTTGTCCATGCGAGTCTCCTCGTTGTTGCCATACCTTAGGCGTACTTGCCTCGACACATGGGGAAATAGTCGCAGTAGCGTTTGTCGCACTTCCACCCCGTAGGGTTCATAGGATAAACCTGCGCCTCGATCCCGCGCCAGGCAGCGGCAATCAGCGCGAACAACCAGAAAAACTCAGTGGGCTTGTGCTTGACCGGGAGCATCTTGGCATCTGGCCGCGCGGTCTTGGTAAAAATGTAGTACCAGAACGCGCCCTCTGCAGGATGAATCCCCTCCTGGTTGAGCGCCGCGAGGTAGAACAGCGGTTGCAGATCGCCGTCGGCCTTGCCATCCGACCACATCTTGGCGGACGTCTTGAAGTCGCCAGGTATCCCATCGCGGGTGATAATGTCGATGTAGCCAACGATGGGGATCGGTACCCCCGGCACCCGCAACTCAACGCGCTTCTCGATGGCACCCTGCTCGGGGTCAAAGTTCGCACGGATCTCAGCCAAGAGCGCCTGGACGGGCTGGGCGCGCACCATCCGCAGGCCGTCCTCAAACATGGCCAAGGCCGAAGCCTCAGGGTCGATGGTCGTGGCACCCCCAATTTCGGGGTTACGTTCAAGCTGCCTGTCGAAAGCCTGTTTCCACAACGCCTCCAGGCTTTCGCCACTCTTGATGTAACTTTCCGCCATGTCATGGAACGCGCTGCCCACGATCAGCGCCGGGGCCGTGGGCACGGGCACTTTCTCGATGTAGTGGAGCCGCCATGAGTGCCCACACAGCAAATAGTGGTTGAGGCTGGAGTACGACAGGTGGGTGATGTCAGCCATTGATCACATCCTGACCGCGCGCTTTGGCGATAGCGGCCTTCAACTGATCCCCGAGGGAGGGATTGGTGACGCCTTCCTGCCAGATATCCTCCAGAAAGGCCATCGCCGCCTCACAGGCGGCTAACAATTCGGGTGCGGCAATAATGAGATTCCGGCTTAGTTCGGTAGCCGTCTTCTCTCCATCGTTATTGAAATGCGGAACACGAAAGTGGGTGGCCTTACGGGCCAGCAGGCGCCCGACCAATCGGTCATACGTGCCGCCCGGTAATGATCTGTACAGCGCCTCCTCGATTTCCTGTGCCTGCTGATCGTAGTACCATCCGGCCTTCTCCAGATCGGCCATGTCAGGCAGCGTGCCGATGATCTCAATGCACGTGTCGGGTATGCCCTGATCAGGGCCGATGGGGCTCGCCTTACTGATGATGATCACCTTATCCTCACCCATTTTGCACCGCCAGTTTCTCGGCCACGGCGGCCAACTCCGCATCCGTACCGGGGATTTTGCCCTCATTCGCCACGATGATGGCCTCGGCGCTATACTGCTGCATGAGGTCATCGAGCGTAGGGCCCTTGACCTGCGGGGGCGCAACGGGCGTCTCGGCAACCACCGGCGCCCCACTCGTAGGCGGCAGTTGCAGCTCAGGGGCAACCCGCCAGGAGCCCTCGATCACGTCGCCATCGGGTGTCAGATCGGCGCCGTACTCATCCGCGCGCTTCATGCCGCCACCCACCTCAGGGAATACCACGTCGGCGCAAAAACCAACTGCCCGCCACCGGCACAGATTGGCAGGCCATTTCTCCCAGTTCCCAATGCCTCTCACCGTGCCATCTGCACGCGTTGTGCCTGCTTTGGTAATGAGATTGGCGCGCTCGGCATCCTCTATTGTCCAAGTGATGGTGTGCTCAAACCCAGTATCGGCACGTTTCATCCACACTCGGCAACCGCTCGGCTTGCCGTTGCCATCCGTCAGGTTCTCGATCTTGATCCCGGCATTCAATGGGGAGCTATGGATCATCGCCAATGCCCCCCGAGGCGAAAGTGATGGCTTCCCCTCGACAATGTGAATGTACTCAAAGCTGGCGGCGAGCCCCATGCCCATCTCAAACCCTTTGAGCATGACCGCCATGGCTTGCTCTTTACTGCTGACGCCAAACAGTCGCGCCAGGTACATCGCGGGCGCAATGCGCTCGATCATCTCCCAAATGGAGAGTGTGAGTTGCGGGCGATTCACAACCGTCAGTGCTCGATCCTCCTGTGTTCCCATTTCCTACCTACTCTTTCTCTGCCAGGTGGCCGCTCTCACTCACGATCACGGCCATGCTTTGGTTCTCTTTGAGCCCGAGGCTGCGGCGAACCGTCGCCTTGACGCCGTTGCCGATTCCGGGCACTTTGTCGTTAATCTCTAGATCGGTGAGATACTGGATGGCCCACGCCGCGCTGCCAGCATACTCCGTCAACGCCTGCACGCGCTCCAAACCAACCCCGGGCAGGGCCGTCAGAATCCGTTCAGTATCGCTCAGGGCTCGGGGGTCACGCGCGGGGGGTATTAGCATCTCCTGCCGGTGACTGCGCGCCGATAGCCGCACGACCGCAGCCTCATAGTCATCATCTCCTGCGCAGTACGCCACGAACACGCCCATCTCCTGCACCTGTAGCAACGCGCCCTGGATTGCGGTCCAGGCCCAACCGGTTTCACCGCGATTGATGACCACTTGGCCGCTCTGTGATCGCAACAGCTCGCCAGTGATTATCAGATATGACCATCGGCTGACTGCGCGGATGCCCGCGAGTTGCGTCCATAGCCGATCATCGCGGATCGAGTTGAGCAGATCCGAGGGCGTCTTGCGCTCAATGACCAAGAGGGTACCGTCATCACAGGTCAGCAACAGGTCCCCGGCCTCGAGCATCGAGGCGGCGGTCACGGCGCCCCCAAAGGCGAGTTTTTGCACCCACTCGGGCTCTCGGGAGTCAATGATTGCCGCCGTGACGCTCATGCCGGGGACCTCCTGCAGAGGATAGAAGCTACGCTGCGAGCGGTTCACGCTCGACGGGCCAGGCGGTGTCGTAAAACTGGAAAATGCTCAGGATGAACTGCTGCGCCTCGTAGCGGTCAACGACGTCAGCATCTTCCTCGACCGTCTCGTATCCTCGAGGGGGCGCCTCGGCCGCTTCGGGCATGACGTCGTCAAACGGGTCGTCGGGCGTCGGGTGCCAAAGGATTACGGGTTTTGTGTGCATCATGGTCTTGTACCTCACGCTGCCGCCGCCATCGCCTCTGCCACGATGGCCGTGAACTCTTCCGAGTCCACGTCGATGGCGGATGTGATGATCGGCTGTTGGCGGCATATGGCACGTGTCGCCTCGATGTCGTACTTCTTCTGCTTCGCAAAGACCGTGATGAACTGTTTCGCGGCGTTGCTATTGGCTGCGGGCTTTGCCGGCGCCTCCTCAAAACCGGGGATTGGCTCGCTGCCATCAGCGTCAGGGGCCTTGCCGGTCTCGGCGTAGTACGCATCGCGGCAGGCGGCCTCGGACTCGTAGATCGCCAGCACCTTGAAAGTCGTCGCTTCCCGCTCTTCGCCAGCAGGGGTACGGTACTTGCGGCCCGTGCCCGCCTGTTGCAGCTTGGCGAACTTGCCGTTTGCCTCGCGCACGCTGGCGACGCCTGCCGCCTTGATCGACGGCAGCACCACGCCGGCCCACTCCCGCGACTCGGCGATCAGTCCCCGCTCCAACTTGAACGTAATGTTCATCTCGGGTAGTGGGATCATACTCATGTCAACTGCGGTGCATCGCTGGTCGGCATTGTGCTGCGTCGGGTCAAACAAGACCTTGCCAGTACCCTTGACCAGGATACAGAACCAAGTGTCGATGTGCAGCTGCCCATAGTAGTCGCGGGGACGAATGACCGCGTTGCTCGCGGCCTCATAGGGGTCATCGGTGCGGGTCGGGCTCTGTGTGTCTGTCATTTCGGAGTCCTTTCGTCTGTTCGTTCAAGTCCGTCAGTTTTCGGCTTCTGTAAGGCGTTGCTTCCGGGGCTCCTCCTTTCGCGTTTTGCGGCGTTCTGCCTCTGCTGCCGCGACTGCTACTCGTCATCGATCATGAACACGCGCACGGCCTCGAAGAGAAGTGCTGGCGCCCCGGTCATGTTCGGCAGACCGTCCATGCCTTCCAGCTCGCGCCGCAGCAGCCACAGGATTGCCTCCTTTTGCCCCGCGATCGTGGCCTCCAGCACTCGCACGCGCCGTTTCAGCGCATCACTCTCGTTATACAGCTCGTCATGCTCCATGGCCTTCCTCCTTGTCCGTGTCCTCGTCCTCAACCGACAGCCCTGCCTGTGCCATCATCTTTGCCGCACACTTTTTGCAGATGCCGTGTGAGTCGCTGCCATCGTAGGTTTCGGTCTCGCCGAGGTCTTTGCCGCACCAGGCACATCGCAGGCGGGCCTTCATCGGCGCGCCCCCATGACCATCAGCCACAGCGCCACGATTGCCACCGTCGTCAGCAACGCGACCGGATCCGTGACGATCAGCCACACGACCAGCGCGGTCACGGCCAGCGTTACGACGGCCGCCAGGTACCCGAGTGCCGTGCGTCGCGGCCTGTAGCTGCGGACGAACTGCCAATGGCTGGCGTAGATGTGACGATCAGGGGTAGTGTGCATGTGCATGGGATCACTCCTTTGCCTTGGCGAGATTCCCCTCGAGCGCATCTAGTGTCTCGATCAGCGTATTCTCGGCGGCCAACGCCAGGTGCTCACGGTATTCCCGAGAGACCCCGGCGCCACGCCCCCTCGCGAGCAACTCGCGAGCCCTCCGCAGCGCCTCGACCAGCGCGTCGTGGCTGTTGACGGCGCACACGATCAGGTCGCCGTTGGCGTTGCGCTCCTCACGCGACGTGCAGCCGTAGTAAAGCTCGGCAACGCGCTTGTTTGGCAGTTGGCCATCGCCAACGCTGAGGATGTACGATGCGTCGGCGCCCTTGCCGCGATACCATGGTCTCGGTGTTGCCTCGTTCATCTCAAAGTCCCCCCTTGCGCAACTCGCACAACTTTGCCGCCGTCCACCAGTCGGCCTATTCAACATCCTTGTACGTAATCCGGCGTTTGATCTTCCAGATCGCGGTCTTGGTTGGCCCATAACGGCATGCTAACTCCCTGACCGAATCTGCCGAGCCCCTGATTTCTATGACCTCGATATCCGTCAGTGCCCTTGGTTGCCCCGCTCGGAAGCGCCCCTTTTCGCGGCAGTCGCGGCTGTTATCCAGTGCGGTTCCAAGGAAGAGGTGCGCCGGATTCACGCACTCGGGATTGTCACAGTGGTGAAGTACCCATAGCCCATCGGGAATCTGACCGTGGTGAAGCGTCCATGATGCTCTTGATGCTGTTACTAGCTTCCCTCGATGCTTGATCTTCCCGTAGCCTTTGCACCGCATCCCAATCCAGGGCCAGCAGTCGTTTAGGCCTTGCCGGGCTGTGTACTGCCAGAACCTCCTCTGTAGAGACTCATTCACCGTGATCATCAATGGTCCCTCCTGGCACGCAGGCATTGCTTGCGCTCCACCAGTCCGCGTAGCCCTGCCGTATCCACCAGATCGCCGCCGCCGTCGATGCCACCGGATCGTGGCGCCGATCCTCGATGCTGAGTCCCATCCTGGCCCGCACGTGGCGCCACGATTCTATTCGCCACTGCCACAGCCCGACGCTGGGTTCTCCGAGATGCAGGTCGCCCACCGCGCTCGCATCCCACTCGCTCTCCCGCGCCACGATGCAGGCGGCATAGTCCGGATCGACGCCCATGGCCGTTGCCACCTGTCGCACCATGAACTCGTGTGGTGACATGGTGAGGGCGGCCAGCAGCGCGAGGGTAGGGAGGATCACGCCGCCCTCCCTCGCAACTGCGCCCGCCGCGCCTCCAGCGCCCCGATCTGCGCCTCGATGGCGGCTACCTCCTCATCGGCGGCCACTGACGCCGCGCTCATCGCGGCCCTGGCCGGCGTCAGGCGAAGTTGTTCCTCGATGGCGTCCAGGTCGAGGCCCGTGACGGCGTAGATCAGCGCGGTCGCGGCATGGTCGATGTCATGAGGGAATTGAGGGGTGGTCATGGGGCCTCCTGCGTTATGCATTCCGACGATTCAGCATCGTCAGTCCGCCGATAATCCGGAGCAAAAAAAAGCACGCCCTCGGGCACGCCCAGGACGGCAGTAATTCTCGCACGGAGCCTTGACGTCCAGCGGCGCTCGCCATCCAGCAAGCGCGTGAGATAGCTCGGGGAGATGCCCATCTGACTCGCCACCCAATCGAGCCGACGGCCCTGGGCAGCGATGGTTGCGCGAATCCTATCTGTATCATCAGGCATTGTCGTCTCTCCTCTATAAAGCCATTATACAGACCGACGACAATCTTGTCAAGTGGTTTTGTCGAATTGGGGTAAAAGTGTGCTATCATAGGCCCGACGACAGGACGATATCGGGGGAGGAAGGGGGAGGGGGGAGATCTATGACTGGGACGCGGTTTTCGACGTGGCTGAAAGAGCAATTGAAGCAGGAGGACCTGAACTACACTAGCTTGGCGCATCTAGTAGATGTCAATCCGAACACAGCCCGGGCATGGTGCATCGGGCAGTCTACGCCAGAGCCGGAGCGGGTATTGCAGCTGGCCCGGGTCCTACATGCAGACCCGCAGGTCATGCATCGGTTGCTCGGCTGGTTGCCGCAGGATGGGGAGCTGAAGAATGACGCCAGCGAGAGGCTGGCGCGCAAGATCAGTCAGCTATTGCCTGCTCATCGTCAGGTTGTGGAATCGTTGGTGGATCAGCTAGAAGCGCGTCAACGAGAAGCTCAAGGGCGATCAGTTGGTCCTGAGGAATGAACCGGAGTTTCTCCAGTAAGGTGGTCTGATCCATTGGTCTCTCCATTGAGGCGGGATGCTTGGGAGGAAGGTAAACATCCCCTAAGAATTGTAACGTAGTTGTTGCTCGCTGTCAAGCGTTTTCACGCCAGCTCACTGACACTATAACATAGGACATGCGTTCTAGTCAATAGCTTGCTATCCCAGTTTAGTATAGGTCTTTGTGGGATATGGGCGTCTCTACTTGGGATAACGTCGTGGGGGTGGCGGGTTCCCGCCAACCACATGGAGGCATCATGGCAAAAGAAGCCCCAAAGAAGAAGCGTCGCGGACTACGTTTGCTAGTCGTCCTGGGGATCTGCGCGGTTGTACTGCTGTGCAGCATTATCGCCAAGATCCCGGGCGTGGGCCGGCCAAGGACGATCACTCCGCCAGAGACCGCTGTAGTTGTGCGCGTCGGGGCGACCGTTCAGCCTACGGCGACCCCGTTGCCCGCAACGGCAACAGCTACTTCAACTGCCTCCCCGACGCCCCCCCCAACGGCCACGGCGACAGCAACGGCAACTTCGACCGCTGCGGCCATAGCTACTGCTACGGCCATGGCGACGCCCGTGCCGCCAACATCCACACCCAGTGCCACGCCGCAGTCAGTGGATATGGTGATGCCGCAAGTCACAGTGGTCATAGAGACCAATCCGATATCTCCGCCGACTCCTGTGCCAGTAGCACGGAGCTACAACTCTCCTGTGCTGATGCGCCCTGATCATGGCTATGACAACTATATGCAGAGAAGTGATACCACCTTTGAATGGACGTGGGACGGCCAGTTACAAGAGGACGAATACTTCCAGGTCCAGATTATCAGCCGAGATGCTGCCAACATGGGGGAACATCGCGGCATCCACGCCCCGACCAAGGGTTTTAGCGCCTCGACCAACCGCGACCTGTGGGGGCACTTTCGAGATTGGGAAGGTGTATATGACAGACCACGTTTTGGGGCTGAGGCGAGGATCTATGCCGATTGGACAGTGGCCATTGTGAAGTGGGATGGTGTTGACCCGAATAAGATAGGCCCGACCATCGTTGAGGCCGAGCCACACTTTATCAAACTCTGAGACCCTGCCATGCCCCCACTTCGCGCCGGCCTCTACTTGCGCGTCTCGACCGCGCACCAGGCCGCCACCGGCGTCTCACTCGAGGAGCAGGAACATCGCCTGCGCGCGGGGGCTGGTCGCCACGACTGGCACATCGCCGCCGTCTACCGCGACGATGGCTATTCCGGCCACTCCATGGATCGGCCTGATGTCCAACGTTGTCTGCGGGACGTCACCGCCGGAGCACTCGATGTCGTCTACATCCTAGAGTTAGAGCGCGGCCACCGCAACGAGCGTGACCGCCACAACTTCGAGCACTACCTGGCCGATCATGGCGTCGATCTGATCTACGAGGCCGAGCCGCAGTACAGCCGCTATAGCCAGCGCCAGGCTATGAGGGGGCTGCAGGGCGTCATGGCGCAGTACTACTCGGATTACATCTCCGAGACGGTACGCGACAAAATGCGCTTTCTGGCCGCCGTGGGCCACCGCATCCCCAACGGACGGGCACCGTTCGGGTTGCGGCAGACTGCGGCACATCGTCTCGAGCCGGACCCTGAGTGGTGGCCCTATGCCCGGCAGATATTCGAGCACGCCATCGCCGGCGACAGCCCCTATGCCATCGCCCGGTGGCTCCAGCGTCAGGGGGTCCCCACGCCGGGGATGCTCGAGTGGCGCCGCAACCCCGTCAGTGGTCGCGGGCGCCCCAAGGCCCCCCCCAAGGCCGGGTGGCACTACCGTACCGTCCATCGCATCCTGGCCAACGAGGCATACCACGGCGTGCTACTCTATGGCCGTCGCCAGATGGATCGGCGCACCGGCAAGGAGCAGCGTGGCGACACCGTGATCCGCATCGAGGACGCCTGGCCGCGATGGGTGCCAGATGACGTCTGGCACACGGTCCAAGCGCAACTCGACCATGCGCCCAGGGACTACCGCGGTCGCAACGCCGGCCACTTTGCGCTGCGGACTTTACGCTGTGGACTTTGCGGCGCCGCAGTCATTGGCCGCCTGCGCTATAGCGTCTATCGTGCCACTGGCCGCACCTATATCTACCACCGATACGTCTGTGGCACGCGCAACCGCGGCGACATGCACTGCGCGCTGCCCATCCTCGACGCGCCCACCCTTGACCGGCAAGTGGTCAGCGCCGTGGCGATGCACCTGGCTGAGACCGCCCCCGAGGCGACGGCGCTGCGGGCGCGCGCCCTCGCGCTGCTATCCGAGCGCGAAATAACTCTGCGCCACGAGACAGGCGCCATGGCCGCGCGCCTCGAGGCCCTCACGGCGCAGCGCACCCAGGCGGCTCAGGCCCTCACCATGCACCAAGTCGCCATCTCGGAGGCCCTGCTACGCGAGCTGGACGCCCAAGTCCAGGCGCTCACCGGCCAGATCGACGCCGAGACCGCGCGCCTGCGGACGGCGGAGGCGGCGCTGCGCGATATCCCCGCTGCCCGGGTCCGGCTGGCCGAAGCGCTGCGCGACGCCGCCAGTTTGGTCGCTACCCTGGTCGAGGCGGACACGGCGGCCCAGCGCCGCGTCCTGGCCCAGCTCGTGGCGCGGACGGTCCTATACCCCGATCGCGCCGAGGTCCACCTGCAGGCGCTCCCCGATCCGCTGATCGCGCCGTTTGGGTCAGAATAGTGCCCATACGTTCGTGCGCGCCCCATTCTGACCAAAACCCCGCCCGATCTTCACGGAATATTTACGGATGTTAACCTATGCCCCATTGACATACCGATATGAGTATGCTATCATGGTAGCAGAGTTGAGAACGGTTCGGGGATGCAGGAGGACACGAAATGATCGCCGAGTTCACCGCCGAGGAGCTAGCCTGGTCAGCCGCGCGCAATCAGCTATCGCAGATGCCCCGGGCCATGAGCCGGCCGGAGTACGAGGACGCGTGCGCTACGATGGGCGTCGAGCCAATGCCTGACACCGACTGCGACGACTACGGTGTCCGCTACGGTCGGTTCGCCCCGCCCGAGTACGCGGTCGCGCACTGCATCCGCATGGCCCTGGCGGCCCGCCGCCTGGCTGGTATGAATGCCGAGCACACGGAGGTCTCTCCCTGGCGCACCGTCGAGGTCGAGATGGTGCGCTGCAACTGCGGCCACACCGTGGCCCGCAACCTCGTGATGAGCGCCAGCCGCGGCACATCCTGCCCCGACTGCTACGATCGGATGAGCGACTAGTTTCCCCCACACGCCCCGCCCGCCGGGCATGGCGGGCAGAGAGGATCACACAATGAACCATAGAGAGGCACAGCGCCTGGCGCGCCGGATCGAGCGGGAGGATCCCCGCTGTCATGTGACCGGCACGCGGCGATATGAGGGCAGTAGCTATGCTCTCGATGTCGTGGACACACGCACGGGCATACCGTTCGTGGTCAACTCGCCGGAGGACTGGGACGACCGTGTGCGCGCCGCTAAGGCGCTGGATGGGCTCGGCGAGTAGCTCTAGGCCCCGCCCGCCGGGCTAAGGCGGGTAGAGAGGAACACCATGCGACTCTGTGGACACTGCCATACCTGCGGGAGCGAGCTACGGCGCGTGTTGGACGGCGAGGAGTGGTGCGACCGGTGCGGTGCCTATCGGCGTTACCAGTCACACGGCTGGTCGTGGGCGCCCACGGGCGATGGGCATGTGACCGAGTGCCCTGACCCTGGCCTGGTCGCGGAGGCACAGGCCACCGATGATCTGATTGGCGTGCTCGCATGGCGCGAGCGCATCGAGGCCCTGAGAGCGCAGGGGTACACCAATCCGAGCGACATCGCTGCCATTCTGGAGCGCGAGGGGGTGCCTGGCGACATCGTGGCGGACGTGCTCAACGCGATTTGCTAACTACACACCCCGCCCGCCGGACAATGGCGGGCAGAGAGGAACACCATGCCGCACACATACGACGAGGCCAAAGCCCGGGTGAACACTACGCCGGAGCTAGACGCTCACAGCGAGACGATCCTATACGACTGGCCAGAGGGGGACGAGCACTGGGAGTGGGTTTGCACCGCTGAGGTTGCCGAGATCGCGGACTGGGCCGAATCGGTGGAGAACCAGGGCAACTCGGTGCGCGCCATCCGCGACCGTCACCTCTGTATCCTCGTGACCGTGGAGGAGCGCCGCCGCTACCACGTGGCTGCCGCCACGGCGGGCACGACGGTGAGTGCTGTGGCGCGCGATTACCTGGAGAGATGGGCCGCCGAGGTCATGGCGCGGTAGAGAGGAGGGCGCGCCCCCGGAGTTGCCCAGACCCCAGGAACGCGCCCCACAGGAGGAGAGACCCCCGCGGGCAGGAGGAACCCGCGGGGTGATAGTAGTCAGGTTTTCACCGGTTCCGATAGCACCCGTTTCACGCCCCCGCTCGCCGTCCACGACCACATATGCCACATCAGGCGCGGCACGTCGAGGCCCCACTGATATGTCACGCCATCCTTGATCCACTCGTCCGCCAGCGGCCATTGGCCCGCACCCGAAATAGCAGGAGAAAGCGCCGAATCTGGATTGTACCTGATCTTGTGCTTGCGCGCCTCAGCCAGCCACTCGGGAGAGAAGGCGGCGGGCTGCGGGGGTTGCGTCGTCATGGGCCCTAACTCCTTGATCGGCTGAATCAGCGTTCGCAGGAACTCCTCGTCATGGTCGTAGGTCTGCCACGGCTTTTCCCATCCCACCGTGAACAGGCATAGGGCCCTAATCTGTGGGATGGTCCGCGCGTAGGCTTCGGCCTCGACCAACTCGGCACGATAGGCGTCTGGCGTGCTCAGCGCCTGCCAACCTTCGATCTTCTGCAGGATCAGGCCATCGATGCTGAACTCGCTGACGATGACCTGAAGGCTCGGCAAGACGCCCATATCAAGAAACTGCTCAATCGTCCAGCGGATCCGCCCCAAGGCGTGCCAACGACCGGTAGGTCCCTCCACGCGCGGGTGAAAGTACGCATGCCAACCCAGGTACTGGCCGCATTGGGCCGCCGTTTTGACGGCTGGCGCCATCTGCTCCAGCTTCCAGCGTTCACTTCTGCGGGCGGCGTCTCCGGAGAGCCCCTCATCAGCAGCGGGGTTCCCCTCGGGTATCTGCCCAATAGCAATTTTGATTCCTTGGGCATCCGCCTCGTCAAGGCAACCGAGCCAGTACGCATTCAGCAGGGCGAGCTGCTCCCCGTTCGCGCAGAGCGGTTCGTTGCTCGTTTCGAGGACCTTGTGGGGATGCACGACCCTGCGGAACCGCGGCGCGAGGTCGCGAATGTGCCGCCGCCCACCCTCGTAGCCGTGGCGGATGTAGGTATCCCACTGCCAGGACTCGTGCTCGTGGAAGCGGACACAGAGCATGGCCACATCCTGGAAGATCGGGCTACCCTCCGGCGGGGTGACGATCTTGGCCCAGACCGAACCTATGTCGCGACACCAAGTGTTCTGCCAGGCATCGTAACGCTGGGTATGGGTTGTGATAAGGGTCATTACCCCTCCCAGTCCGTCGGGAGAGTCCCCCCCAGTGCGCCCTCCAAACGATAGGCCCTGCCGTTTTTCGTGTTGACCAGTGCCGCCAGCCGCATGTCGGCCAGGTGCTCCTCGCGTCCAGCCGTTATCTGCTCGATGGCGGCATTATCGCGACGGCGCTTGGCGCTCTCCTGCAGACGTACGATCTCCTCGATCTCGAATCGCACCGCTGTCGCCTCGGCTCTCGCCTTTTCCATAACTCGATCTCCTTCCTGTAGTAGTGGTAGCGGGTCAACCGCACCTTTATAGCCGCTGCCCCAATCTCGCGGTAGTGGATAGGCGCCTAGATGCAGATGTGCCCCGGTGCTTGTGCCCCCAGTGTTACCGCTGTAGCCAATGATCTTCCCCGCCTCAAGGATCTCGCCTGCGCGGAGTATCCGTGACAGGTGGCCGTAGAGTGTCATCACGTCACCGCCTACTAGCTCGACGTATCGGCCATAACTCGCCGGTGCCCACATGCTGATCACCTGTCCCCGGTGAGCTGCCATAACCGGCGTGCCGATAGGGCACGACAGATCGATGCCCTCGTGACCGGCCAGGCCGTAGGCGGTATAATCCGCCGGGTTGGCCCCGAACCCCTGCGTGATTCGTCGGTGCTCGGGCGCGAGGGGCCAATGGAGGATCATGGCGCGTTTGCCGCCTCCCACTGCCTCATCAGGGTGTTTTTGGGCAGCTCGCATCTCTCAACGCCGCCCGCCTCAGAGTGTCCGCAGCCGCACCACCAATCATAGGGATGCTGTGGCGGGTAGGTGCACAGTATGTAGTTGGCGTAGCAGCGGATCATGAGCTTGCCACAACTAGGGCATGGTTTCGTTTCCATCTGGCTCCTTGACCGGTTCCGGAGCGGGCGGCTCTATCTTCCTCAGCACCACCGCGCCGGTATCGTCATTGGCGAAGGTCCACTCCCCCTCCAGGCCGGCGCCCATGGTGTAGAGCGCCACCAGGTCGATCATGGCCTCGTCCAGTTCCGCGATGGCCTTGTTTGCCTCATTGACGATCTGCTGCTTCTGTAATGCAATGGCGATCACCGCCCGCTGCCGGGCTTGACTCAGTATGTGATCCATGTCTCCCTCCTATGCCTATGACAACACTGATCGCCAGGATCCACTTTTGGTTTGCGTCTCGTGGGTATTCGTGATCGTCACTCGCAGCACACCCGCAGCTTGCCAGGCACAGGTAATCGTGCCAGCAGTAGCGACAGCATCAATGATGCGGATGGTAGTATTTGCTGCGGCATTGCCATTGCCGGCAATGTGATAAAGCCCGATCACGTTACCACTGGCACCGGAGCCATACCCACCGACCGAGAGCAACATCACGAACCCTGCTTCCGGGATAGTGACGTCGATGGTTACCGAACCGCTTGCCACCACACTCCAGGTTCCATCATTCGTGCGCGTGCGGGAGATTTGCGACTGGCCCGTGCCCGTCACAGTGAGGTTCGCTGCGACCGTGAGCGTTTCCCCAGAGACCGGCTCGATCTGATTCACTTTCAGTATAGACATGTGTTTCTTCTCCTATGCTGCGATGGTGCTCTTTGTCACCCAATCGCCCGATACCCTTCGCTGAATCACCAGATCGTTGCCGCTGCGAATGATACGCCAGGAGCCGTCGGTCAAGGCATCACCGAGGCGGTATGCGGCCGCCGCGCCGACTTCCATGTTGCCAGCCGTCCCGATGGTGCCGGTGGCCGCTATCACGCCATCTCCCCGCACCTCAAACGGATAGAATGGGGTGCCATCGTCGTCCCCGATGCATTTTATGAAGGAGTAATCGGTGCTCGATACACGGTTGCTCTTGATGGTGAGAACGGGATATGCATAGCTCGCACCTGTACCGGCTAGTTCTAGGACTGGACCACCACCAGCCTGGATGAATGCCGCAGTATTCGCCGTGGGCGAACGGTCACCTAAGGCTGCATCGGTGACGGCAAAAGGTGCTAATGCTGATGCAACCTTGACAAGCACGCTGCCGCTCGTCTTTACCTCCCCCGCCCCAGCCCCCGTTGCCGTGCCGACGTTGAGGCCACCAGAAATGTTGGTTTGGCTTGCGGTTAGGATGAGTCTGGTGGTGGTTAGAACATAATCCACCACGATGCGATCAATGCCGTTTACCCTGATGGCAACTTGAGCATCCCCGATGATCAGCGCCCTCCCGGCGTTGACACCAACCGTAGTGCCTTCCACAACAATCGAGTTATATCCGTCGGCAGTCAGTCCATACACTGTTGCTATCTTAGCGCCCAAGTATTCCCAGTTGACAGCCGCGTTGTATTCATAATATGTGGTACTGTCCATACCAAGGCCAGTAGCCGACAGTCTTATTTTCCCCGCTCCCGCCCGCAGGCTTCCATCCGTTGCCGCATAAACCTGTTTGACCGTCGCGCCCCACAACTCCCAGAGCCCAATGCCGCTGCTGTTGTAGATCTTGAGCCCCGTGGTTGGTGCTGCAAAGGTGCCCGTGCCCTGGAAGATGCCGCCTGCCGCCGCGATAGTGGCCACCCCGTCAAAGTACGAATCGCCCTTGATGATGACCTTGCTCTTGATCGTGAGGAGGGAGGCCGCGTACTGGATGTAGTTGTTGGCGTCAGGGGCAAACTGGAACGTGCCGTCGTTTTTGATGTGCACGGGCCAGGCGGACGCCCCGTCCCAGTAGCCCACGTAGCCTGCCGTCAGATAGAGCCCCGCCGCAGCCGGCGCGTCGCCGAACCTGGGAGGAACGCTGTAGAGGGTAGTCCCCCACGTGGCCCCGACCGTCGCGTTGTTGGCAGGTTTCTGAGCACCACTTACCTGAGTGGCAAAGTCCGCCGTGTTCGCAGTAGCCAGGGCACCGGCGTCGGATAGACTGGCGATCCCGCTAGAGCCCGCCTGGATGACGACCTGGCCCTTGACCAGGAGAGTGGTACCATCCCAGCTTTGACCGGCGACCAATGCCCCGCCCGAGACCTTCCCCACATACTGACGATAAATGCCATCGGTGTGACGCCCAGCCCACCAGCCATTTTGCGAGAGCCAGCCGGTCGGGATCGGGCTGCCCAGGGCGATGCTTGGGCTTGCGCCAGGCGTCAGCGCCACCGTGACGTTCGCGCCGTCGTAGAGTTTGATCGGCAGGTTGTGGCCCTCGATGGCAACGTTGCTGATCCGCAGGAACTGGCTGGCATCGGCCACGCCATCCCCAGCGAACATCCCAAACTCACCAGCAGTGTTGAAGACGCCTCGCAGGTTGCCGAAGCGCGTCCGCAACATCAAGCCAGTCGCAGGATGTCCTGTCCAGGTGACAACCTGCGCATAGGGGCTGTTCTCCGCCATCGAGCCGTCGATGGCGTTGACCTCGTAAAAGCCGTTGCCAGAAACACCGTAGTCCAACACCAGCGTGCCCTGTCCGACGACACTGCCCTCCGCACCATACCCTGCATTGGCCCCAGTGGAACGGGTGAAGGTGAATCGTTGCACCTTGGTCGCGTCGTCGCGCGAATGATAGACGACCGTGCCCCAGGTGTTGGTAATCGAGAGCGCATAGTGGATCTGCACACCCAACAGGGCTGCGGCAGCGATGGTGAGCGTTACCCCGTCTGCCACCACGACAGTGCCGGAATGCCATGTGGCCGTGTATGCAGGGATTGTGGTATTCTCCGAGTACGTGGTGGTGGTCGCCTGCTGTCGCTGGAACTGACGGATGCGCACGATGTCGCCATCCACAAAGACGCGCATGGCGGCGAATCCCTTGAACTCCTCGACGTATAGTGCCGCTGCTGCCCCAGGTGCGGGGATGGTAAAGTCCGCCCCCAGCGGCGCCACACTCTTGCAGATGATCTGCCCACCAGCGAGGGCCTGCTCCAGGTCGGCGATGAATGCCTTGGCGTGCAGTTCGTCGGCGTACAGATAGCGGAAGTCGCCAGCCCCGCTATAGCTGATGCCCCAGCCGGTGAGCTGCGAGACGTAGTTGTCGCTCTGCAACCGCACGCCGCTCGTGACCCGCACCCGCGCGGTGCCACCTGGTGTCAGGTCAAGGTCCGCGGCAGGCATAAGGGTCAAACTATCCGCTGTGGTGTCGATCTTCTGTGCGCCGACAAAGGTCAGGTCGCCATCAATCCGGGCCGCACCGACAACATGCAGCGGATAACCTGGCGCTGTACCCAGACCGAGGCGCAGCAATCGCAGATAGCCGCTGGCGTCGCTCGCCAGGATCGCGGCTGCCGCGCCAGGGTTGCTGCTAGACGTGATGGCGTGGGTGTGGCCCAGTGCATCGGTAACGGTGTTGCTGCTAGACACGCTGAGGGTTGAAGGTGTCTTGAGTGCTAGTTTGCTCGGGCTACCCGCCAGCTCCAGGCCCGAGTTGGTTGCCAGACTGACCGCCAACACCTTGCTCGCGATGGCCAGCCCAGCACCCGCCACCGCATCCGCCAGCATCAGGCCAGTGCTGATCTGGAGCCCTGATGTGGCTGCCAGAGCCAGCGACACCTGCTGATTGCTGAGGGAGAGGCCGGTGTTGCCAATGGTGATAGGATTGTGGTGGTCAGCGGCGCCGATGCCCAGCAGCGCCGCGTGCGCAAGCAGCGCTTGGTGGTAGTGTCGGTCGCCGATGATCGCGTTGCCGGTGGTGCCCGTGATCGTGCCGGGCAATGTGCCGGCGCCCCCGCCCGCACCCCCGCCACCAGGCCCAGTAACCGTGACGGTTACAGGTTGGTTGATATCCGCACTGCGCTTACGCTTCGCCATAGATACTATCCGCCTCGAACGCCGCCCCGACGTTCACCACGTAATAGGCCCCGCCAAACGGCAGCCTTACGCTCGACAGGTCGAATCCCAGCCAGCCGTCGCCGGTCGGCAGAGAGTAATCGCTGCCAAAGTCCTCGCCATAGAGCGCCTTCGGCGTCTCGCCCTCTACACAGCGATAATTCAGGTAGCGTTTGAGATGTACGCCCGACACCGGGCGCTCCTCGTCGGCGATATAGCGCGCGGCGTGGTTCTCCCCCCACAACTCTTCGGCGCCACCCGTGTATAACTCCAGCAGATCAGCTCTGACCTTGTTGAGTTGCGTTGGCCCCACATCCTGATCGAGGTGCGCCCACAGTTTGTTGTTGGCCCACGCCCCCCCCGCCACACCATTCGACGTGCGCAGACAGAGGCCCCGCCGCAGGTAAAGGGCATGGTCATCGGAGTTGCGCTTTGCTTCAATAGTCACCATGTAGCCAATGCCGAAGGTGAGCGTGATCTCCGCCGCCGCCAGGGCATCTGCTGCCGCGCCACTGGTCAGATCAATGTTCGCTGACTCGTAGACATAATCCGGTGTAGTATCCACATTCGAGGAGGTGTAGATCGTCGCTACACGGAAAGCTGAGTCCATGAAGCGTACCCGCCAGGCCCATGACGAGTAGCCGATCTTGCCCCAGATGCCGACCGTTAGCCCATTGGGTCGGTAACGGTAGGCGTAGCGTGTATAGGGCTCCCAGTCGCCCTGAGGGGCGGTGTGGGTCTTGCCATCCTCGCAGTATGACAGGCAGTTGGTCGGCGCCACCATCTGCGCATTGAGCGCCACCAGGTCGCCGCGATAAATGTTGAGACTGGCGTGATTGCTAGCCCCCGCGGAGATTGTCGGCGGCGCCGTCCAGCCGGCCAGGGTAGGCCGCGTGCACAGCGTCGTCACCTGCAACGTAGTATAGTAGGTCGCGTCGCTGGTCTTACCCTGCCAGCGCCACTTATAGATTTTGCCGATAGTGATCTGCGCTTCACCTGAGAGGTCTAGCGTGCCGCTCTGGACACTGGGGCTGGTGGTGCTGGACCAACTGCCCACCGTATGCCAGGCACTATCATTACCATAATAATCAAGGTGGATGTACCAGGTCTTGCCCGCCGAGGTGTTGCCACCGATGATGGCGTATCCCACCGCATCCGTGACGTGGTACATCCAGTACGTCGCCATGTCGCCATAGGAGTTTTCTAGCCGCGAGAGCGTCGCCGTCGCGTGCGGCAGGCCATAACTCGCCTGACTGATCCCTAACAGGTGCTCACCCCCCCGCGCCAGGGCGTTGAGGTAGGTCGCGCCGAGGATCTGGCCCGCCTCGACCTCGGGAATGTTGGGGAATCGCGGTATCATGGCTGTGGATCCTCAGTAGAACAGATAATCCGAGCCCGAGTTGGCCCAGTTGGAGACGCCCAGCGTGAAGTACGAGTCCACCGCGTACAAGTCAGTGACCGGTAGTAACTCCAGCGTCATGGTGTACAACGCCTTCTCGGCCCAGGTCTGCCGCATTCCGACGATATAGCACTCCAGATCAATGATGCCTTGGGGCGCCGAGGTCACGTCCACTCGATCCCCCAACTCCAACCATGGCGCGCAGGGGCCTGACCACGTTAGAATGTCTCGGGGACGCTGCAACACGTCACGTAGGAAGCTGGCCTGCAGGCTGGCCTGGTGGGCGGATTGGACAAAGTCATTGGTGCTCAGGTCAAAGACCTTGTCCTCGACCAGACCCAGAACGCTATCCTCCTGGATGGTCTGCGCCTCCTCGGCCAGCAGGGGGATGCCGCGGATACGAAAGTCCAGCACGTAGATGGTCTGGCTGCTAGACCCGTTCTGAAACTCTACCTCGGCCATCGAGCCGTACACCGTCACGCTTACCGTCAGGTTGGCGCTCAGATCGCGCATCCCCGCCGAGACGGCCTGGTAGTCCCCCGCCTCTGCCGTGGGCACTATGGCGCTCGATGCCGGGTAGCGAAAACGCGCCTCATGGGCCACCGTCTGACCGGGGCGCACCGCGATAGCCTCGTGCGCCTCGTACAGTGCCATCTCCGGCCCTTCCGATCGCGGTACCCACTCGGCCCGCACGCCGGAGAAGCAGTCCCGCCACGATTGCTGCCCCGAGAGGAACGTCACTCGATTGCGTGCCAACGAGACCTGGCTGACAGTCGAATCGGGATCCTCCAGCCAATGCGTGAAGCGCTCGAAGCGCAGGATGCCTTCCTTACTAGCGTAGAATACACCGCCCTCAGAGCGTGCCACGATCTGGCACTGGCTCCAGGCATCCTCGGCATCGGCCCAGGCCCAAGGGATGACGCTCATGCCATGGTCGAGACTATACCCCGAGACGATCCCCGCCTCGGTCAGAAACGCCTCGATCACCTGGTCGGAGCGATAACCGGCGTGCATCTCGGTCTTGAGCGGCGCTTCCTGGAGGGGGAAGGAATTATCCAGACATGACAAGCTGACACGGTTCTGCGCCAGCGACTCGCTCTCGCCGGGGTACTCGATGTAGCCCGTAAACTGCCGCAGGCGCTCCGGCGTGGCACCATAGTAGTAGCCTACGCTCAGGCGAATAGGGAACCCGCGCAAGCCACCGGCGATATAGGCGTACAGCTCTCCGGCCGTGTTGCGCCGCGAGTAGCGGCCGTCGTGGTTGGCCAGCACCACGTCCATCGTGCCGCCGCGGTTCTCCCCGAGGAATGGAAGCCCCCGTGCACCATAGAAACTCTGACCAATGCCAAATGCCAGCAGTCGGGATGATTCGGGCGTCCAGTTGACGCCGTCCCAGCACACCTCGAGCAACACTGTGGGCCGGGCACCCGCCGCGTTCCAGGTCGTGTTCAGGTGGAGGCCGGCCAACGATTGCGCCATCTAAACCTGCTCCAACTCGAAGTGGACATTGAAATAGGCCGGCGCATCGGGCATTGGCACCCAAAAGGCACTCAACACCCGCACGGTGTACTGCGTCGTGTCCGCCTCCCATGGGTACCACGACAGGTGCGCCTGTCGCTCCAACTCCGTCATAATGCTGTTGCGCTGGGCAGCCGTGAGTCCCGGCCAGTGACCCACCCAGCGTCTCTTGGCAGCGACATAATGAGTGAGCGCGGTGCCATCCAGCGCCCGCGCCAGGCCAGCGAGCTGCACCGGCCCAACTTGATAGGTCTCCGCTTCAGGCATCACCGGCAAGGTGTACTCAGAGCCCGAGACTCCAACCTTATGCGGCATCGCTACAGCAACCCCTGTGCCTGGAACTCATCATAAATAAATGGCACAATACGTCGGGCAAACTTTTTCCCCGCATCGGGCGTGATGGCCTGATCGGAGCCCTCGAGGAATGCCCGCATTGCCTCGGCGCCAGCCTCGACATACGCCACCCGCTGCTCCTTCATCTGCTCAATGAATTGCTCGGTGATACCGGCGGCCACGTCGATGCCCTTGGCGCCCGTCTCAAACGCCTCAGCGGCCCCCATGCCTATCGCCGTATCGTCGCGGATCCCTAGCGCGGCGGCAACATCGGCATAGTTGGCGGCAATACCCGCTTCCTCCACCCGGCGCATCGCCTCGTTGATCAGATTCTCCCGACCAGCCCCCTCCTGCTGCTTGCGTGCAACATCGGCAATAACCGCATCCCAGTTTACCTGGTCGAGCAGTTGGCCGCTGTAGAACTTGCGCTCGGTTTCCGCAACTTGGTAATAGGGCACATCCTTTTGCGCCCTCAGCCGCCGCATCTCCTCGTCCCACTTTTCCTGATAGGCGCCGTGCTCGGTGGCCGAGACGTCCGCACCCGTCACCTGCGTGGGTTGCAGAACGGATTCGATCAGGGAGCGGTATTCGCGAGCATGTTGCTCAGCCTCCCTTTGGGCCTTCGACGCGGCGCTGGATGCAGCGCCGGACGCTTTGCGTGCTGCCGCCTCGTTTGCCTGCTCTCGCTTGCGTAGAGCCTCCTCATCTTTCTGGATTTGTTCCGTGACAGACACGCCCGCTCCAGCCCGAGGGTCTTGGGCGCGCCGCACGAGCCAGGGGTCCATAGCCGCAGCGTAACCTCGCGCGACGATGGCGTTGGCCAGTTCCCGTTCCGCAGTGGCGTGTTCCCAAGCCGCCGATGCTGCCCGCATGTCTGCCTGCTCCTTACGGAGCGTCACAGTTTCGGCAAGCTGCATAGCTACCGATGCATCGCCAAGGCCCGGAATCAGCTCATCCAATCCGGCCTTATACTCGTCCAGGCTCAACTTCCCATCATCCCAGGCCATGCTTAGATCATATACATCACCTCGCAGAGCCTGGTATTCAGCGGCAGGCAAAATCTGTTTTAGATCAGCCAGCGCCGCCGTATACGGCGCCAATACCTCCTGAGATTGCAATGCACTGGCCGTGAAGTCAGCCATAGCCCGTGCGGCAGGCCCGAATATGTCGCCCACTCCAACAGCCCAGGATGCCTTTAAATTCTTCGCCTGCGCATCCAACGCCTCGAATCCCGAGGCAGCATCCTCCGTTGGAGTTCGTGCATCGGCCAGCACCTTATTCACCAGATATTGGCGCTTCTCCAGGTCTGTCAGCGCCTCAGCTGTCTTGCCAATACTCTTGGCATAGTCCTCCATCCCCCGCTGCCCGCCCGTGAGGATGCCCAGGTTATCGAGAATGAGCGGCGACATGCGCCCGATGCCGGTTACAATGTCGTTGAACGCCTGCTGCGTCGAGAGCCCCATAGCCCGCCCGCGCACGGCGGCCACCTCTACAAGGCGCGCCATCTCATCGGCATTTTGAGTTACCCCCAGCATCATCGCCTTGTTGGCCGAGAGCATGAGATTCATGTCATCGACAGTGCCCTGAGATGCCTGGCGCAACCGCTGAAGCATGGGAGTAGCGTCCGCCCCCGCAAGGCCCTCGAATGAGGTCCGCAGGCGGTCAACCTGAGCACCATATTGCCCCAGCTCGATGGCCCCCTTGGCCAGCCCAATAACCCCGGCTATGCTCAAGGAGACGCCTAGGGCACTAGCCAGACCACGCCCCATGCTTTCGCCTATGCCAGCGCCCGCAGTAGACGCTGTTCTCTGCATCTCCCGCGCGCCCTGCTGCATGATACGGTCAGCCTCCTGCATACCGCGCGTCAGGCCGGTATTGTCCGCTCGTGTGCGTGCCGTGAGTTGCGCCGCCGCGTCACCTGCTGGCATCTATCGCCGCCCCCTGGGCTTTCCCTTCGCCCCACTCTGCATCTTGGCCCGTTCCCGCGCCTGGTCTTCCAAGGCCGCCCTGTAGCGGTCATAGCCAACCCAGTCAATCAGCTCATGCATTGGCATCCGGCGCCGCAACTCGGCCACCGTCATGCCCCCCAGCCGTTCAGCTAGTTCATGTGTCTTGAACTTCAGACTGTCCTTCGCGAAAGCTGATCTCGGCGTCATCTACCGCCTTGGCCCTGATCTCCCCCCGCTCGGTAAGGCCCGACACTCGCCAGATGCCGTCGAGAATGTCCTGCGCCACTCCCACAGCCTTCTTGCGCAGTTTGACGGCTTGGTCATACGTGACTTGGGGTTCGATCATACCATTGACCATCGCCAGTGCATCCCAGCGTGGCCAATCCCACGTGCCGCTCCGGAGGGCCTCAACGCGCATGTCACGGTGCACATCCATTGATAGCGCATGCACCGTCACCACGCCAAAGTCGCGCACCAAAATGTCCTCGGTGATCTGTTCGGCGTCGGGTAACGCCAACAGGGCGTCAATCGTCAGTCGTTTGGGCATCCGATTCCCCGTTTCTGTGCTATACTGCTGTCAGAATATGTGAAAGGAGCGTTGTGATGGCCAGCTTCCTCTTCCTTTTGGCGTTTCTCGGCAGCATCCTCGGGTTCGTGTTTCTTACCCAAGCCACCACCGGCGTCGGCATCATTGGCTTGGCTTGCCTGGCCGCCGTCTTCGCGCGGTTCTTCCAGGCCGAGGACCAACACAAGAAACTCATGGAACGCCTTCATCAGCTCACGCCACGAGATCCGAACAGTCCCAAGACCCCCTAGCCTACGCCGGATTCCGCTCCACGTCGCCAGTGCTGGACAGGTTCACGGTGATCCGTGACATCGCGTTGGACGCCGCGCGATGGTTGTAGCCCGTCACGAACGTGTTCACCACGTAGGTGGTTGTGCCACCGTCGGGACTGAAGGTCGCCTCGACCGCGGCAACGCCATCCCAGGCCGCGAAGAGCAGCGCGTCGATGGTCTCGTCGAAAAGCCCTTCCGCCGTGAACGTGCAGCTGCGCAAGCCCGGCAACCGGATCACCGAGGTGCCGCCCATGGGGCGCGCCTCGGCTAACTCGCGTGCCAGATCCATACCGGCGCTCTCCAGCACACCCTCAATCGCCGTAGGGAGGCTCAGTGTTGCGCTGAGTCCATGCTGAAACGTTGCCATCTTGCTCCTTTACCGCCGCCCAAATGCGGCGAACCATGTTGCTGCCGGGGTGCTTCCCGTCAGCGTCCAGATAACGCGAAGATATTGCCGCACCGCACCGGTAGCTATCTTGACTTCACTACCCACTGTCGAACGTGCCGTCATTGCCATCAACGTCTCCCAATCCGTCCCGTTGATGCTGTGTTGAAAGGTCACCGTCAATGAGGGAGTGCCGCCTGAGATCGCCGTGCAAATCAGGTATGCCCCGCCGCCCGCTGCCGAGCCGCCCGCGATGCCCGAATTGAACGTCGCACCCGGCGACGTCCCCCCAGCAGCCAGTGCCCGCAGAATGGCACAGCGGTCAACCCTGTCCGTGGCCACCATCGCCACCGGCAGGCGCATGATGTCGTCGCCCGCCACACGCTGCTGATTCTCACCGTGCGCCTGGCCACAGTATGCCGTTCTCCCGAGCACGTCGCCCGCTGGTATGAACGCCCACACCCGTTCGGTGTCCTCCTGGAGGCGCGCCCAGACGTAGGCGTCGTTCGCGCCTACGGACGTGCTCAGCGGGCCACCAGTGAGCGTGATCCTGACGTCACGATAGCCAGCTAGCCGGGTAACCGACTTGCCTCCCATAAGCCGCGCCTCAGCCAGTTCGCGCGAGAGCTGCTGCTCGACCTGCTCGGCATACGGGCTCATATCCAGGGTATGGTAGTAGAACCGTGCGCTTGTGCCGTGATAGAAAGTGGTCATCTATGCCTCCTGCACCGTGATCCGCCACGTCGCCCCGACTTGCTGGTACACCGTCCCCGCCTCGACCGTCGGCAGATCGGGCAGGTCACCCTCGCGGAGGATGCCCCGTATCGTGGCGCTGGCGACGGTGGGCGTCTGCCGCTCGATCAGCGCGTCGATCCTGGCCAGCGCCTGCAAGATCACCGCCTTGCTCAGGCCCTCGGCGAGGCAGCGGAACTGGTAGAGATACTCCCAGTAGGCGCGCTGCCCCAGGGCGTTGCGTGGCGTCGCGGCGACCTTCTGAAACACGGTGAACGGATAGGCCGTGTTCGTCGGTGCGATGGCGTTATGCACTGACGCCCATTGTGCAATGACCAGCGCCGCCCCTTCGCCGGTGAGCAGCGTCCCGCTGCCCGTCAAGGCCAGTGCCATGCCCGGCGCAAACGTCACCGTCCAGGGCCCCCCGGCGCTGCCCGTCACCGCCACGTTACCCATGCCCACCGTCGCCAGGGCGATAAGTCGTGTCTGTACCGTGGCCGCTGTCGCGTTATAGGCGATGGCCGCCGTGGTGGCGCCATTGAAAGTGAGTGTAAACGTGCCGCCCGTGGCTGTCACCGTTACCAGATGCACGGCCCCCGGCAGCAAGGCCGCGAGTGGGGCATCACCGCCCAGTTTGGCGTACAGCGCCTTCTCCAGCGCCTCGGTCGGGTCAGCCATTATCTCTCCACAATCCGCTTGATGGCGGCCACGAATCGCGCCCGCACCGCCTCGACCGCGGGGCGCAAAAAGGGTCGCGGCAGAATCCTGGCCGTGCCGAACTCAAGAGATGCCGCGTACTCCGCCGTGAACCCCGTCTCATAGTCCGAGTCGCTGAGCTTCTTGGTGTAGGCGCTCATCACGAGATTGGCCGTATCCGTGGCCGGTGCCTGGCCCGGCGCCGAGGCTTGATGTAGCACGTTGCCATGCTTGTAGGTGCGCCCGCTCTTCGGCGGGTTCTGGATGGCCATCTGTGCTCGCGCTTGAATGTCGAGAGCATTCGCCTCACACACACGATCAATATCACGAGCCATCCCCTGGCCGATCTCACCGAAGTGGGTATACTCCAAGATAATCTCGGTTTCGCCAGCCATCACGCCTCCACCACTAGCACCCGCAGCGCCGTCTGCCACGCCCCGCCCTCCAACGCCGCCACTATCTGCAACGTGCGGTCACCGATCGCCAGTCGGTCGCTCGCCAGCACGTTCGCATCGTGAGGCAGCGTCACCGTCAGCGTGCGCTCGCTCGTTACCCGCGCGGCGATCTCCAACTCACGCCCCGACGTCGGCGCCACCCGACAGACATAGGAAAACGTCGTCGGCATCTCGGTGTATCCTCCAGCGCTATCGGATACCAACGTCACCCGTGTGCGAATGCACGTGTCGGGCAAGGCTGCGGCTTGTGCCGCGCGCATGGTCGTCAGGTCAGTCGCCGATAGCATCAGTCTCCCTCGCCCCGGCCCTCAACTCCGCCAGCACCGCGACATAGTTCACTCCTCCCCCCACGCCACGGCATTGGCCCTCAAGTACCCCAACGTCTCCACTTCCCCCTGGGCCTGTGTGGCCCCGCGCCCCCCGAGTAGCAGCAGTCGCAGATAGCTCGTGGCCCCACGTGAGAACGTGATCGCCAGCGACGTGCCGCCCGGTGAGTAGGACACAGCCTGCGTCGCGTCCCCGATGTTGGTCGGGTCCACGCCAAAGATGGCGCCGAGCTTGGCCTTGAGCGCCGCGATGTTCCACTCACTCTCCTGGAAGTCGCCATGATATAGCGCCGCGTTGCCGTCCGTGCGCCTGCGCCAGTGGTTGTTGTTGATGGGCCGCGGGTCATTCTGGCAGCCCATCGCCCGCAACGCGGCCTCCAACACCGCCCGTTGGTCGGTATTCAGTCCGAGATTTTCTACTGCTGCGTACATTAGAGCCACCTCACGCCGCCAGCCCCAGGGCTCTCGGCCCCAGGTACTCGATTTCCTCATGCGAAAGGGCGCAGGTCCAGAGGGCCGTAGGGCCAAGCCAACCAGCAAATACGCCAGTAGGCACAGTTGATGTCGCCCCGAGTGTACAACGTATGTTCGACAGCGCCCCGGCCCACGTTCCCAAACCCGTCTTCGTCGCACCCAATTGCACACCGTTCAGATAGGCGCACGCCTTATTAGCCACCGCATCCCAGGTCAGAAAGATATTAAAGAAACCTGACGTAGCAAGGAGGCTGGTCCACGTCATGGAGACATTTCCGGCGACATAGGCCACCCGGATTATATTGTTCGTTATCTCCTTGCTAATTTGGAGCGTGTTGGCCGACGCATCCGCCGCTAGCCGCGCCAAACCATGGGCAGCCCCGTCCGTCCAGACACCCGGGCTGGTTTTGCCCCAGGTACCCAGGCTGCCTTGGGCACCGTTGAACGTAGCGGCCAAGGCAGCAGAATAGATGTTCACATAGTCCGTCGAGCCGTCGAACCACATGCAGGTGCGCCCATCGCCGATACCCTGCTTTGCGGGGTCCGCGCCGATGACGGTGCCATTGTGGCCGCGCCCGCTCAGGTCGTGGGCGATGCCGCCGTTCAGCTCGTCCAGCGCCCACAGGCCAATCAGGTTGCCGGGCCGCACTGACCGGATGCGCCAGAGGTAGTCGTCGCGTTTGCCCGGCGCGAACAGCCGTGGTGCTAGCAGACGTGGTGGGGTCAGGACAGGCGATCGAGGGATGAGTACCATCCTACACCGCCTGTACGTGGACGCTCGCCGCCGCGCCCTGGCCGCTGATCTCGCCCACCAGGATTTTCAGCGCCGTGACGCCCGACACGTCCAGCGCGTACACTCGCTCCAACGGCTGGCCCAGGTCGTTGAGCAGCGCCAATGGCAGCCGCTCGCCCATGTGCCAGTCCGCTGTCACGAGGGGGTTCTGGTAGCACGGAAGCAGGCTCAAGGTGGGCGCACTGCGCAGGTCGGTCAGCGCCAACTTGACCGAGACATGCAGGAGCCTGCGCCCGGTGCAGTCGATGGCCGTGATGCCGCCATTGTCGGGGCGATAGGCGTTGTTCTGCGTGAACATGACATTGCTCGTCTGCGCGGTGCCAGTACCAGGCACGTTGATGTCCACGGTGCCCGCCGGGTTGCCGCCGCCCGCCGTGACGGTGCCGACCGCCGTAACCTCAAAGTCGCCCGCCGCCCGCTGGGCCTCCGTCAGTCGCGCTACCCAGTAGGGTGCGGCGTCCACGCTCAAGAACAAGTTGTACCATTCCGCACCGGCGCGCTGGGGGATCGTCAGCCGGATAGATCCCGTATCGGTGGCATAGGCCGCCGTGGCCTGACTGTTGATCGTTGTCGCGACTTTGCACGGTCCCCAGCGGTTGCCGGGGATGGCCGTGATCTTGTAAGTGGTGCTCTTGACCAGCGAGCCGGTATCGACACCGTTGTCAGCGGTGGTCAGGTCGGTATTCGCCAGATCAAGCACCTTGTCTGCCGCCGTGATGGCATCACGGTGCAACACCGCGGTAGCACGGGTCGGGCGCTCCTGCATGGGCCACGCCGTCGCCCCCGCCGCGCCCTGGTTGGCGGTCACGACCTCAGCTCCTGAGCCGTCGGCCAGAATCTCGTAGCCCTTCTTCTTGTTGCCGAAAATGGTCGAGTAGAACTTGGCCATGTTACTTTCCTCTCACCCTCAGTCATCCTCCGGCAGGTTGGCGATCCACGGGAAACGATCATCGAGAGCTTCCTCCGGCCACTTTACCAGCCTGGAGGTGCTCGAGCTGCGCCGCGCGCGATGGTGCCGCACTCGCGCCATCATCTGGTCATATTGCTGCGAGAGGTGGTAGGTGGCGCCATCCGCGGCAAAGTCACTCTTGCCGGTGAAAGCCGCCGCCTTCTCCTCCCAGACATCGGCGGCGGCGGCGTGAAGATCGTAGGTCGGCACCCAGGTATCGTTATCCTCCTGGGTCGGGGGCGTGGTCGACGCATCCCACGTGTACGGCGCTTGGCCACGCTCGTCGAGTAGCGGATACCGCTCGATGTACTCGGCCAGCGTGTCATCGTCGTAGATGGTTTCTGTCGGTTCCGCCACCATGCGCCGCAATCGCGCGATCTCCTCCGCCGTCGCCGCCATGACACTCTCCTTCGCTTACGGCAAGCGGATGTAATCGAGATACAGCTTCCCAACGCAAGGCAGGGCCGATTGAGCAGCCGTGGTGAACGTCAGATATTCAGCAGCCGCCCAAATACCCGCCGTCAGCGCGGCGTCCTGCGTGACCGCCGGATGCAGACCCATCCAAGCAGTCCCCGCACCGCCATCTAGGGGGAAGGCGCCGTGAAGGTCGGTGGCATCTGCCCCAGTAGCCCCAAAGCCCACGTTCAGCGTAGCAGCGAGAGTGGCGGGTGTTACCAGGTAGAAGTAGCTCGTGGTGACGAGCAGGTCCACGCCCTCGGGATTCAGGAGCGACCCCTGAGCGCCGATAGCTGCTTCGCCGGTGTAGTCCACGACCATTCGGCCCTTGCCGACCTCAGTGTTAAACTCAACGCTCATTTTCGTTACCTCACTGATTCTAGGGCCGGTCACCTAACCGGCCCCTACCACAGATTGACTCAGTTTTAGATGGCGTTACTGGCGAATACCTAGGTCGCCGTTGCCACGATCATATCGCCCTGGCTCGAGGCAGTGCCCATGTCAGGGCTCCCACCGACCCAGACGCACGCCTTGGCCTGATCCTCCCAGTCATCGACGCCGGCGTTGCGCCAACAGTTGATCAGCATGATGAACTGCTGGGTCACGGAAACGGTATCGATCTCGAAAGCCGTGTTGATGGCAGTCGCGCCAGTGTTGAAGAACACACAGTTGCGGTACAGGTGATAGTCAATACCCCACCCGCCGTCGTCGGCTTCTACCATCATCGCGTCCGCACTGCTGGCGTTCAGTTGGAACAGACAGTCCTCGAAAACGACTCTAGGCGGATACCCACCGGTCAATGCAAGCGCACGAACACCGGTAGCCGCGCCAATGGTGGTCAGGCCGATGGTGCAATTTCTGAACAGGTTCTCGCCTTCCCCGCCAATGCCAAGGCTGTAGCACCCATCGACAGCATTGGTTGCGTGCCCGCCGCCGGCAAAGTGGACATTCTCAAAGTAGCAGCGTCCACCAGTGACCAGCACGTTCCCCAGCGCCGTGGCCACAGCCGCGCCGTTGAAGATGTACAGGTCCTTGAAGATGCAGCCGGTGCCCGCGATCGTGATGAATGGCGTGGTTGCCAGGGCAGCAGCCGCAAAGATTCGCGCCCGCTGGCCCGCCCGAATGGGTGCGCACAGGCCGATCAGGTGCGTGTAGTGCTTGTCCCACACCAGGGATGCCGTCAGCGTACTGCCGGACAGCCCAGCGATGAGCGCCACCACGTCATTCTGCCCAGACACGCACTTGGCGTAGGCGGCCGGGATCGTCTTCATGGGCGTTTTACGCGACGTGCCCTTGTTGTTGTCGTTGCCATTGGCCGGATCGACAAAGTACACGTTGCTGTAAGGCCCAAGAGGCAGCCCGACCAGCTCCGGAACTTGATCTTTCGGGAACAGTCCCATCGGAAGTCTCCTTTCCCGCCGCACCCGGAGGTGGGCGGAGGTTATTAGGCGGTCAGCACGCTGAACGGGTACCGCGTCGCGTCGTTTTCGTTCATGCGATTGATAGGGTTCGGCAATGCCACGCCCAGCCGCATGACGGCCCGCAGCGCCACCATGTCCTGCTGGAACAGGTTATAGACGATGTTGCCATTCGCATCCTGGATGACGCCCTCAGTGGCGATGGTGTAGGTCATGTCCTGGCGCATCGCCCACAGAAGCTGCTGCCAGTCGCCGCCGATATCCAGGCCGCTGGCGGCAACGATAGAGCCGTCCAGCGGGAAGAACACCGGCGCGCCGTCCAACTCGTAACGGGTGCGATCCTGCATCGAGCGGGTGAAGATCGGCTGTCCCTCCGCGTCGCGCACGTTGCGCAGTTTGCCGCGCATCGAGACATGCGCCACGTGACCGTTGGCCATGAAGCCATCTGCCTCGATCAACATCATCTGGCCGGCAACGCCCGCTGCCGTCTCACCCAGAATGGCCTCATACATATCAGTGTAGGCCGCTGCCGAGATGGTATGGCCGGCATTCGTCGATCCCAGCACGATGCCCGCAGCGCCCAGGTTGGTAGTCCACGTCGCAGGGATGTTGGCGCCGTACAGCGCGGCCTGAACGATCACCTTGTTGAACGCCTTGACCAACTCCGGACGCACCTGGCCCCAGATGTCATAATCGACATCATCGAGCACTGACATGGGAATTGGCACGATGGCCGCGATCTCTGCCGCGTCGATGTACTTGTTTTTCCAAGTCAACTCAGTGGTTTTCTTGAGGCCAGTGTCGCCATCGACAAAGTAGGCGTGCGCAAGGCTTGCCAATACCGGCATACGCTGCTGCGCGCGGGGTATGTTCGGCAGCCGCTGCGCAAGTTGCAGGATCGGGTTGCTGCCCTCGATCTCCGCCAGGAGGACATTAGACACGTCCTCCGGGATCAGTGCCGCAGCATCCGTCCGCGAAATCACATTGTTAAACCCCATCTCACTTGCTCCTTGCCGGGATCAGTGCCCGGCGATCAGGTGGTACGACCCGCCGCCTGGCGGATCCATTCGTTCATCCCTGTTTTACCGGCCGGGGGATTGCCCGTCCCCGCTCCGGCGTTGCCCGGTGGCGGCCCCTTGCGGAACAGCTCCGGCACGGCCGCCTTGATCGCCTCCCAGTTGGGATTGCCACGGCCATCGAAGAGGCCCTGCGATTGCGCGATGGCGAACGCCGCCCCTGGATTGGTGCAGCCGATCTCCGGCCGCATCCCCCCCTCGAGAAAGTCCGCTCGGCGCTTGGAGATCTCGATCTCGGCCGTCATCTGCGCCAGCAGCGCCTTGGCCGCTTCAGGATCATTCTTCCCGACGGCCTTGGTCAACTCGCCAAGCTGCCCCTGCAGAGCATCCCGCTCCGCGCGCGTCGCCTGGACGGTGTTGCGCAGCCCCGTCGTATGCTGCTCGTACAGCGCCCGATCCACCTCGGGGAGTGCCGCAATCACCACGTCCCAGGTGCGAGGCGTTGGAGGCGTGCCGCTGCCCGCGTTATCCCCTGCCGGCGGGTTGGCCGGAGGATTCGTCCCCGCAGGGGGCGTCCCGCCCGTGCCCGCGTTCGTTCCCCCAGCGCCCCCACCGTCCGGGGCATATCGCCATCGATCCCACTGCATCCGCCACATGATTTTTGCTCCTCACGGCATCTCGCCGCTCTATGCTACGGGCATCTCGCCCGAACGATCACTCAGGAAACTGCTGCTGGAGCCAGCCTGGACAGCGGCGTCACCGCTAACCCCCGGCCCCAGGTCGGGTCATAGGTCGGCGTCGCCAGCTCCCGAAACTGAAAGGCGCCATCTCGCCATGCCTCGTACCGCCCCGGCCCCATCATTGCCTGTTGCCTCTCCGCCGAGAGCGTCTCGAACCACTCCGGCCCTTGTTGCCAAGTCAGCGGCGGCAGGCCCTCGATGATCGGTAAGGCAGTGCACCGGCCGCATGGGTGATCGTACATCTCCATGCCCACCGGGATGTACTCGCCGTCCATCGCCAGGCAAGCCAGACAGGTCCGCCCGTCCTTGGCCGCCACGCGGCGCTTGCCGCTCACCACGCCGCTCTCACGGTACTGTTGGTCACTCGCTGCACGATAAGCTCGGAGCTGCTGGTCCCTCGCAATGACTAGCGCCTTCTGCAGACCTTGCGTCAACCCATCCCGCATCACCTGTGCCGTCTTGCGCGGGTTCCACCCGCGCGTCACGGCATCGATCAGGGTATTGGTCAACCCCTCGACGGCGGCGGGCGTCAGGGCCCGTTGCTGCAATACCCCGAAGAGCGGGGCTCCATCCGCCGTGATGCCAACCAGATACTCAACGGCGCGCACCGGTAGGCGCATAAAGCTGGCCCGCATCCCAAAGGTGTGATACCCCGCCGTGATGAGCCCCTGCGCATCGCGCAGGCCGGCGCGCGCCATGCGCTCCTGGCCGCGAATGATGATCTCGGTAGCACGCCGCTCGTAGCCCTGTACTTCGACCCGGATCTGCGCCAGCAGCGATTGGTAGCGCGCCATGGAATAGAGCCGCGCCTCGGTGATGATCTCCCCCGCCGCCTGCAGCCGGGCGATCTCGTCCGCCAAGGCCGCAATGTCGAATGCCAGCGACCGGTCGAGGCGCATCCAGGCGCGCACCATGCGGTTTACCTGCGATGCCTCGTGGGCCAGCAGTGCCGTCTTGAATTCCCGCATCACCTGAATGACCAGCGGCTCAGCCACGATCGCGTCCCCGATTCGCTTCTATGGCCCGTGCCTGCATCTCGGCCTTCAACCGCGCCTGCGCCCGCGACCGGGTGTTGCCGGGCGTGTAAGTGTAGCACGTACCCGCCTTGCCCCAGCGGTAGCCCGGTTTGCCGTCCAGTGAACACGCCTCAATCGGCATCGGCGCCCCCCTGATCGAACTGCCGCTGCGCCTGGACCATCGCCGCCGCCAGCGTCGCCTGCTGTTGCTTGCGCGCCTCCTGGGCGTCCTTCTGCATCTGTTCGATCCAAGCGGCGTCCTTGCCTTCCTCGCGCAGCATCGTCACCAGCGGAATGCCGCTGTTCACGCCCACCTGCCGGATGTCTGCCTCAGCCCGCGGCTGTACCGTCTCCGGCTTGTCGAATTGCGGCGTGATATCCGCCTCGGCCACGGTGTAGCCCTGGAGCTGGAGGATGAAGGCGCCGATCTTGCGCCAGGTAGCGGTGAACCGCTCGATGTAGCGGTCGCACTTTCTATTGAGCGGCGCCTCCATCGCGATCAAGGCGTCACCGCTCGGGTCACCCCCCTGCGCGTATAGATAGTGCTTGGGCGTCCTGGTGATGATGGCGATAGCCGTCGCCAGCTTGTCAATGGCCGTCAGATAGTAGGTCAGATCCGTCTGCCCGAACTCGCCCACACTGGTCTGCTGCCCTGCACCATCGCCCGCGGGAATCTGCCAGATTTCATTCGGCGCGTTTTTGAGCGTGTTCGTATCCGCCTGGGAGATGACGTAGCGCTGTCGAAAGGCGCCGTACTCTGCGCCAACCATCATGTCACTCAACAGTTTGTTGATCGCATCCTGCAGCGTGATGGCGCTGGCCAACTCGCTCTGCACCTTACGCCGGTCGCGACGGAGGTGGAACACTGGAATCACACCGAACGGATTGGGCGCTGTGGGCGTCTCCGCGGGCACGAATGCGCTGACGCTCTCAACGTTCTCTGCCTTGCCCTTGCTGACGTAGTACTCGAGGCGGTCGGGATAGTAGAGCGTCAGGCGGAACTTATCATCAGCGTCAATCCACCACTTGGCCGCCCAGCGCTTCTGACGTGGGTTGTCGGCCTCATACTCGATATGGCACTGCCGCGGGTCGTTGTAGAATGCCTCCAGCTCGCCGGCCTCACTCTGCCAGATAATGATGAACGCCTCGCCGCACACCAGCGCCGCCAAGTGGGCATCGTCCGAATCGAGGTCGAGTTCCGTGGCCATGAACGCCGCATTGAGCACATCGGTAAGCTCGTCACTATTCGCCACACGAAAGCCGCTGAGGTTGATCCGGTCCATGGTGGCATCGATGACTACCGCACACCAATTTTCGACGAAGCGCACGCGGATGTCCTTGAACACCTCGCGTAGCCGCTCGGTGGAATAGATCAGCGGATGATCGCCATCGAAATATCTCCAGAGTAAGTCATACTTAGGGCCTTTACCGGCCAGGTTCTTGTAGGCACGCTCAAGGTCAGTAGGCATGGCGGTAATCCTCGATACGATTCGCCTTGCTCGAATTGCAGCTCTGGCAAAGCGGTTGTAGATTCGTGATATCGCTGGTTCCGCCAAGACTTATCGGTACCACGTGATCCACAGTCAGCGGCTTATCCTCTCCACACCGCGCACATTTGTGCCCATGCACCTCGCAAAGCACATCCCACTCGGACTGTGTGTAACTGCCACCTGCCTCTGTCTTGCGCGTCCGCCGCGTGTTCTCCCACCTCTGTCTGCCCCGTGCCTGTTTGGCAGCGTACTGCTCGGGATGCTCGCGTTGCCATCGAAGCACCCGAGCGGTTATGACGTCACGGTGTTCCTGATAGAATTCCCTACAACAGGTCTTACAGCGAGCGTACAATCCATCGCGGGAGTGACTGTAGAACTCAGCCGCTGGCTTAACCTCACCACAACCTGTGCACCGACGTTCCTCCGGCACTGTCAGTGGAGACTGCAAAGCACGTTCTTTGCGCCGGGCATAGAACCGCTTGTTAGCACACGATCTGCACGTATAACGACGCCCGATATACGTACGTCCGCTTCTGTGAGTGCGCTGTACAGAGAACGCCTCAATCGGCTGCTCAACGCCACACTTCTTACAGATACGGTGTTCCATAGCCACTATCCCTGATAACTCCTGGCTACCCATCTGCCCCTACTGGCCCCTGCCGCGCTCAGCGCCAGCGCCAATGCCCAGAACTTGTCGGCGTGATGCTTTTCGTTGCCTTCCGTATCGAAGACATTGTGTTTGGCCGCCGTGATCTTCTTCTTGATCGAGTGAATCTGGTAGGCCAGGTCGCGGTCCATCGGAATTGGCACATTGCCCCGCTCGAATTGCACCCGCGCCTCGACCGCCCAGACCTCCTTGCTCGCGTTGGTAAAATCGACGCCTTTGGCCGTGCCTGTCAGCCGGCCCAGGTTCTCCGCGAGCTGCGCCCCGATGCCGTTTTGGTCAATCAGCACCTGGGTGAACGGCAGCCGGCTGATAAGGTCCTGAAAGCAGTTCTGCTGCTCGTCGTAGGGCACGCGGTTCAGACTGACGCTGAATCGCAGGGGCAACTGGTCCGTCGTGCCCTTGCCTATCACCATGAACTCGGTCAGGTCGTGCTTGCGCCCCACATCGATGCCACCGGCAAAGGCCGCCTCGCAGCGCCGCGCTCTGATCGCAGCCAGAATCTCCGGCACCATCGCCGCCGCCTCGGCAGTACTGCGCGCGTGCCACCAGAGATGCTCGGCGGCCTGGTTCCGCTTGATGAGATCCCAACTGATCCAGGCCGTCGCCTCGTCGACCCAGGCGCACTCGTACTCCTGGCAGAAATCCTCAAGGAACATGTTCTCGAAGATATCGATCAGCGCCAGCGTGCCGAGTTGGTAAACGCGCTCCGCCGTGGGCATCGCCGGGGCGATCTGCGCCGCGACCCGCACATCGCGGCATAGCGCCCGCACCTGCCACCACGGGATGTAGCGCCGGTGGCCAGCATAGCCCGGATAGCGCCGCAGGCTCTCGGCGGCGATCTCCCAGAAGAGCCCCCGGGCGCCAAGAGGGCTGGATCCGATGCGGATATAGCCGTCACCCTTGACCGTCGCCGGCAGTGCTGCCCGGTAGATCTCGCGGTCCATGCCCTCCGGATAGTGCGCCATCTCATCAAGGTAGATGCGCGCCCGAGGTTTACCCCGCGGTGGCCGGCACGGGTGGCTGATCAGCCGTGAGGCGTTGGCGAACTCCAGCTCCGTCTGCGAGTCGCGGATCAGCTCGGGCCGCACCGGCGGGTCGATGGCGTCGATGATCGCCCGGGCGTAGCGGATCTTTTCCTTCGCCTCATCCTGGTTAATCGAGACGAACACATGGACCGTGTCCGGCTCCAGGATGCCGTCGATCACCGCGTCGAGTGCTGCTGTGAATGACCATGCAATCTGCCGGCCTTTAACGTCGATGCCCCAGCGCGTGCAGTTGTTAAGGAAGCCAATCTGGAACGGCTCCCAACGGGCGTCCGGCACGTTGGCAGCCAGTGGCAGGTCGATGAACTCCAAGAAATCAGCCTTCGGTGTCTTCAGGCGCGCCATCGTCTGACTCGTCTACCTCATCCAGCGCATCATCCAGGTCCTGGCGCCGCGCCTCACGTTGGCGCTTCCAATCATCAAGGTCAAAACCGAGCGTCAGCTTATGCTCCTGCTTGTCAGTGAACATGCCATGCGCCCGCCCGATTTGCACGAGCGCGGTCTGCGCGTCGTAAAACTCGACTACCAGATTCCCCTTGCTATCCCACTTGGTGCCTTTGATCAGATGGCCCTTGCCATCCTTCAGCATCTTCTCAAGATCGAGTACGCCATTCTCATGAAGGTAGTCCGCATACTCGGCCCGCGCCTGTTCCGCGAGACGGGAAAGCACCTCATCGGTACCCATGACTTTTGCAGCAAGCCGTGCCTTGATGTGTTCCTGGACATTAGCATTGCTTAACAGTCGGCACCCTTGAACGTGCGCCGTGCGCTCGGAATAACCTGCCTCCTTGGCCGCCCGTGTCGCGTTCCAAGAGCACAAGTAGTGTTCCACGAACACCCGCCGTTTGGCCGACAGCCCCATGACTACCCACTTCCACCCGGCGTCGCCTTTTTCTCATTGAGCTGCTTGAGTGCGTCTCGGAGGAATTGCGGCACAGGCAGCCCGGCGGCGACAGTATTTTCCAGTACTGACAGTGCCTCACTCACGACGAAAAAGATCACCGTCGCGTCTCTCAGTAGTGACCCCGCGCCGATGACGATATCCAGGCGCCAAGCAAGAGCGACGATGACCAAGATCAAGCACTTTTTAACCATACCATTCCAGCTCACGCTGGACGATAGCTGCCTCTGGACGAACGCCCGCGCCAGGCCACTCAGGATATCGAGCATTATCACGGTCACAAGTGCAGACATCGCTGGCGTCCAACCTCCGAGGAAAGCTGCAATCGTGAGTGCAATCGTAGAGGCTGCCGTCACGATCCAATGCCAAGCAGAATCAAGTCGCATGACCACACCTCCGGGACATGAAAAAAGCTCCGGCCTTTCGACCGGAGCTTATCACGGGGGGGTGCGGGAATCGTGCGTTTCAGGCGCAGGTTTCGTTCGTGGGAGGCGCAGGTTTGGCCTCTTGGGACACGCTAGCCCACACCGCCGCGTCATATGCTTCTTTCAGCTTCTCAGCGCTGATACCAAGGGGGCCGAGTGACAGATTCTGCCTTAGACTATCGAGCGTATGACCAGATGAGAAACGCAACACACGGCTATTACCACAGACAGATGCGGGTACGATCTTCGCCAGCAACGGCACTACTACAACAGCCACCAACCCCCGTAGAAATTGACGACGCTCCATTCTTCACCCCTCCTTTCCCGTTGTCATATTACATCCATTCCCCGCGCCCAGCAATCTGTACTCGTACCGCACCTCCTGCCGCAACTGCAAATAGAGCGGATCCTCGCGCAAATCGGCCAAGTCCTGTTGGATCGTCCGCTCGGCCACCTTGCAACGCTCGGCTAGCTCCCGCGTCGTGTAGGCGCGCTCGTTAAGAAGTTGAATGATCTGCAGGAGGCGAACGGCACGTTTCATCGCGTCGTCACCCATATTGGATTAGTTCCGCGATGTGACTGGAGGCGGAGTCCGGCGGCAACAAACTCAGAAAGCCGCGCCTTGACCCGCGGCGCCTCCAGGCCGGCATTATCGATCATCCGTAGGCCGTCATTACTCAGCAGCCATGCCATCGCCCCCTTTTGGCATTCGGCACATGACCACTGGCCCCAGCATACCGGCGCGCCACGCGGGATCTTGCGGGCGCAAAACGTATCCTGAACGGCCCGCCAGACGATGGCCGCCGCGAGCGCACGATAGGGATCATGAGAGATCACTATGAGACCGTCCTCAGCATGGATATCGCCTCCCGATTGGTGAGATTATTCATCGCGGCGTACAGATCGATGGCATCCCCTCCGTGCGCATCACATTGGAAACAATGCCAATGACCGTCGGAGTAGAGACGCAGCGATGGGTTCCAGTCAGAGTGGAATGGACACCTGGCCCACGACCCGTGCCGATCTTGGCTGACAGGGGACACAATGTTCTCAGGAGACAGTGCCGCCTTGATCGCGGCAACCGATCCTTGGCCGCCACATTCCACGGCGCGATCTGCGGCCTCCCATGCATCGGTGTACGCGACGGGTACTATAGTCTTGGCCTCGACCTCAGCGGCAGGGTCAAATGGCAGCACATCGCGCAATCTAGGCACCCGCTCAATGGCCACGCCGAGACCGGCGTAGATGTGCCCCGAGGGATGAGTGCTAGGAGGCGCCAGCACATAGCCCCACTGCCCCTTGACGTCCAGCATTCCAGGGATACTCCACGACTCGATCGACTCTTCGACAATCAGATACATGTGCATCCCCCGCGCGGAGACCACGCGATAGGTCCTGGCCGCGATGTCGGCGGCAATTCCCCCCTCCGCCCGGCACCACACAATCCAGGCATCGTAGGCCTCCCGGTGGTCAAAATCCACCACTACCAGGTTGCGCCAGCCAGTAATGACCCCGAGGTTGCAGGGCCGCGAAAACCACGCCTTGACCGCCTCGATGCTGGGGGGCGACTCTTTCAGTGGATCCCACACTGGCCGTCCTTCGGCGTCCACATAGCCGGTGTCTCTCAGCGCGCGAAAGTCGGGCCGCTTCGACCGATAGGCAATCGGTAGAATCGTCCATCCGTTTTCCAACCAGGAGAGGGCAACTTGTAGTGTGTCCATGGCGCCTCCCAAAACGACACAGTTCAAAGTTTTACAAAGTTTTTCAGCGTCCGACGGTGAGGTCATTACAGAGTTCAAAGTTCACTGTCTTTATAGAAGACAGTGAACTGTGAACTATGACTGTACCGGCGACGTGACAACGATGCGCCATCAGAACGGCATCCCGTGTTGTGCTGGTTGTGGGATCGTGTAATGAAGTGCACGAGTTCGGCCTTTGCTCGGCGCGCTCTTTACCTCGCCGCGTGCCTCCATCTTGGCCAAGACCGACCGGATGCGGCCACGTCCTACGCCCTCAATTGCCGCCTGAACCGCCTTGACGATCTCTGTCTGCGTCAGGTAGCCGGCGGCTGCGTCATTGATGGCGTCTATGATCTCATCCTCGATGGCGGCGTCACTGGCGTCCTCGACCGGTTCGGTACCCCAGAATCGTACACGCGCGAGTTCTTTCGTTCCAGGCACCTGGTCGTAGGTGAACATGGCGCCGAACGGCCGCACATCCGCGCCACGCGCCTTGGTTGCCCGCACGGAGATCACATCTGAATTCACTTCGCGCTCAACTTGCAGCGCGAGGTCTAGGCTAGCCTCGATGCTAGAATGGCCCCGCAGCGCGTCGCCCTGGCGCCGACCGTCCGACTTGCCTTGCATCTTGCGTTGATGGTGAATGACCGTGATCGAGGCGTTGGTGCGTTCGGCGATCAACCGAAGATTACCCATCACCTGGATCATCTCGGTCGTATTCTCGTCGCGGTCGCCACTGACCACCCCGAGGTTGTCGATCACCACAAAGCCCGCGTTCACACCCCGAACCATGGTGATCAGATCCGAAACCATCTCCATGCGCGTCAGGTCAAGCCATGGTGTTGGCATCGAGACGTAGAACAGCGCTGTTGCCTGATCCGCACCGTAGGCTTTGCCGATGGCGTCAAACCGTTCATCGGTGCGGCGTTTCCCGTTATCGAAGTCAATCCATAACCCGGTGGTCTGCGTCGTGAGGATACCCTGCGAGGTGTCCAGTAGGCTGGGGAGCCAAATCTCCCCCAATGCAACGCACACGCAGGCGTCGGCCATAAGCATGCTTTTGAGCGACCCCGGCGCGCCATAGACCACATTCACGCTGGGCTGCATGAATATGCCATCGACGCAGAATTGCAGCGGCGGACGCGGCGTGTAGGCATCGGCTAACGTGTAAATGGGCCAGGTGAGGATGCTGGTCATGTGCTTGATTTCTGGCGCGCATCATTCCACTTATAGCACGGATGACCATCACGGATGACACATAGAAACTCAACATATTCCTCTAGTGTCATTATCTGTTCAGCCCCCCTTTGCGGCGCAACCAGCGATACTCTGAAACCTATAATTTCATCTCTGCCATCTTTCTTATAGAAAACGAGGTAGGCCGGTAAGCCCGCCATGTTGGCCAGCTTTGCCGTGATTGTTGTTGCCTTGTATTTTTGGCCTACATCCAATGCCAACTCAATCAGCGCGATGGGCTGTTTGCACATTTGACAGTACTCGATAGCGTCCAAGTCAATGTAGGGTAAAAGCCGGGCCTGCCTGCGGTGCCATTTCGAGTAAGCTAGGTCTCTAGTGCCATAACGCTCTTCACGGCTCATTTCGTCACCCGCCAGACAATGATCTCGCGCGAGAGTACCAGCAACCGCCTGTTGGCTTTCGCCCACTCTACCTGCTGTGCGTTGTACTGCTGCGATTCATACGGACAGCTGATGCGCATTTCTAATGCCAAATGGCTGCCGGTTAATATCCGGCACAGATCAAACACGTGGTCTACTACTTCGCGTTCTGGCGCGTTCCACTGTGTCGGCTGCATAAGTAACGCAATGCGGGCCCCGGCGCGCATCTTGGCCGCACAGGCTAGGACAAAGTCCACCAACACATCATAGAACCGGTCCAACGGCATGTTGGCGAGGTCTTCCTGGTCGTTGCTGTACTTTCCCTCCGCTTGCTTCCAGTATGGCGGATCCAAGTAGAGCAACGACACATCGCCCCAGCGCTTGTGTAGCGGCGGCGGGCCCGCCAGGATGTCGGCCTCACGGATGTCTCGCCGTTCCACAATCGGCAAACGGTCGCTGACCCAGTAACGCCGGAGGCGCTTCTTGCACACGTCGATGGTAGAGCCACCACCGGCGAATGGATCCACCACACTGTCAAACGGCTCTGTATAGAGATAGAGAAGTTGATCTACCCATGTGGCCTCGGAGTTGCCAAAGTGCACGACCTTGTTGCTCTTGTTCTGTACCTTCCAGACGTTGTAGAGCGGCGGCGTCCAATCGGGTTCTTTGTACTCGGCAAGAATTACGAATTTGTCCAGCTCTGGACTTTCTCGTAATTCCTTGAGTACCAGGTTTACGGTATCTTGGCTGCATCTTACCGCCGCCGCAATCTCTTCTTCCGTGTAGCACGCTAGCCACATCTCCCATATGCGCCGGTCCCGCTCCTCCTTGCGTTCCTTCTTGGTACGACTGAGAAATGCCATTACGGTACTTCGAGAGATACTCAGCAGGCGGGTTATCTCTTCTTCTGTTTTGCCGGTCCCATCGGCATAGAGGCGTATCGCCATCATCTTCTTGTCGCGGCCACTCAGTTGTAAACCATGCTTCGAATTGTGCTCGCAGGCCAGCGCCAGCAACTCTAAATCAGAGGCCGTCTGTGTGATAGTCACGGCGATGGTTTCAGCTTCGACCTTGCGGTGCGCCGTCCAGCGATGGTAGCCGTCAATGATCTCATTGTGCTGGTTGATCTCTATCGGCGGGCAATACTCTATATCCTGTGCATATCGTTGGATCGTTGCCGGATCCGGTTCGATGCGTGGGTATAAGTCTTCCCGCCAGACCAGTTCGTCTACTCGCCGTATCTCTACTTGGGATTGTGCATTAATACTCACTGCTTCCCCTCACTAACCGGGAACGCAACCGCCCGGCCACGCATCCCTAGTCCTGACGGAACTCGACAGCGGCGCTTGCGCGCACTTGTCGTTTGGGAAGCATGGCCGGGCGGTTGCCGGCAAGTATAGCTGCGCAACAAAAATGCGCCGCTCTTTGAGTCCGCCAGGACGCATTGATGATACCACCTAGCGCCATTCATGTCAATCCGCCAGCAGCAATTGCTCAGTTATCGCCGCCAGCTCTTGGGCCCTATCCGCGGTAACGGACTGGCCGCCTTTCGCGGTAGCGAGCTGCTGCAGAAAGGCGCGTCCTGTGGGATGCGTCTCGGGCCCTACAAAAACGGTATCGATGCGGGCATGGAACGTCGCCGCGATCGCGAGCGCCTCCTGGGCGTCGTCAGGCACCCCATCGGAAATTATGACAAACCGCATTCCGTCAACGTCTGCCATCTTGGCAAACCGCAGTGCGCTTGCCAGGTCGGTGCTCTCGCACAAAAACGGCGGTTTACCGCCAGGCACGAATTGCACTGAGGAGGAAAAGGCGATTACGGCGATTTTGCCCGGCATATGCGCCTGCAGCGCCGCCAGCTCCTCGAGTGCTACGTCGAATCGCCGCCGCCCGCCCCGCGAGTCGGGCATGTCCATTGAGGCGCTGCAGTCCACGAGGATCACAGCATCGGCACTGACAAATGATTCGGCGAGAGACATACCCTCGCTGCCCGCGACCGCCGAGAGGCTGCCGGGGACTATTGCGTTAGTATGATTCATTCAGCGGCCTCCTTCGCGGCGCGCAGGGCGGCTTTGCAGCACGCTGAGCACAGGTCTTTTAAGTCGGCGTTCGCCAGCATCGGCAGGAAAGCAGCATTGGCGGGATCGAATGTGTCCAGAACCACGCGCTTTACGTTATAGCCGCATAGCGTCTTGACGCCATTCTCAGACAAATGTCCAATCCAGCCTGTGGCAGTTTTCACGAGCGCAACGTCATTGGCCTTGACTGATTTGGGCTGTGCCGCTTGTAGCGCGGCGGCGGCCTGCACCAAGTCAGTACGAGCTTCCATTGCACGCCTGTATGTCCCCTGCGGCGCTTTACCAACAAGGATCAATTGCCACAGTCGCTGATACCGCCACGCCGCCTCGTACACCGCTCTCATTTGGTCCTTCTCCACCTGCAGACGTTCGACCTCAGCTACCGCAACCTGTTTGCGGTGGGTCTCATAGCTCGCCTCATCCTCGGCGCAAGCCAAGGCACGTTGTAGGACGTCGATCTCAACCTCACGCGCGGAGACGGTGGCCTCCATACGCAGCAGACAGGTGGGGGGCAATAGGTGCAGGTTTTCGCCTCCTCTATCTATCATCTCCTGTGCGGATTTAGCGAGGCTCGCGCACTCCTCTTTCGTCAACGGCGCGTACTTAGGCATTCTCCCCCTCCCCCGCCAGCGCGGCACCGACGCGTCTCAGGATAACGCACTCCCAGGCTAGTACTTCATCATCAGTCACTTCTGGGTCTTCCAGGATCGCCCTGCCCCGTTGCTCGTGCCATGCCGTTACTGCCTCGATCACTGGCATCCAGCGCGTGAGCATTGCCACGGCGCACTCTCGCAGCGTCACGTCGTCGGCCATCACTCCCCCTTCTCCGGCGGCTTGGGGTACTCAACAAGCATATAATGAGTTACGCCCTTGAACTGATAACCAGTGGATG